GCCCAGCTATCGCAAAAAGCAAAATACAATCGATTTTTTAATTTAGTATTTGCTAGATTTAAAAAATATTGATAATGCATTAACATTTGAAATGTAACCATTTTATCATCAAAATAAGATAAAAATACATTTTGATAAACCTTAAGATTGTCCGGGTAGGTAAATGAATGAGCTAATAAAATTGTTTCGGGATTATTTTCGTTATTAAATTTTAACAATCGTTCTTTCCCTGTTATTCCAACAATGACTAAATCAGTATCCTTAATCTGATTTTCTGCTAAATCTTTTTCGATTAGATAAATTTGTTCCGCCGATCCCGACCCCACTATAGCTCGATTTTCGTACGGCACATTTAATTTATTAGCTAAGTGCTTTATAAATGATTTTTCTTTACCTGCATTAACATACGCTGCCCAGTTGTTAGAAAACACCGGATCGTATCTTTTTATAAATTCTCTCCATCCGATCTGTTTTTTTAATAAGTCGGCGTTTGGTACATAGTCCTCATCTTGAGTTTCTGATCCAGCAGTGTGACTGCATCCGTAAGCAACTAATCTATTAAACATTTTCATTTTTAAAATTTACATTCTTTATAAACCAATTAGCTATCTTTTGATGTCCTAAAACACTTGGATGCTTTTTAGATGTATAATATTGTTCATATCCTTGTTTTATTATTAATTGATCATGATAGGGATTTTTAATTCCGTCTCCCCATGTATCATTAATAATGTCAATTAATGTATTGCCTTTTACGTCAGCCCCTATAAAATCTGCAAAATTAATATTATTCATATCCGTGTAATCCGAAGGATTGTCAAATAAATTAAATTTAATAATGCGTACTTTAAATAGTTTACTTATTTTTTCCAATACACTTAAAATATAAAACTGATCAATAATTCCAATAGTTCCGTGATCGTGAGAATTTATCAGTTGTCGATCAACTAAAAACTCTCCATAGTTTTTGCTGGTTGTTTTTTCAATGCTGCTACATCCAATTCGATCTCTAGTAGTTGTGGTCATACCAAACAACACCATGTCGCTTGTATTTATTTGATTATTATTGCATGCTAACCATAACTTATCAAGCTGAGGAAAATTTCCAGATCCTCGTTCAGCATGATTTATTAGTTCAACATTTAATTCTTTTGCAATAAGAGCGACAAAACTAACATTGTATTTTAAAAATTTTATTCTTTCACCAAAGTTCATACCATGCGTTGGGTCGAGCATAGTATTTTTATCATCTAAAAAATCATCCTGATCGCCAACTACAAAACTATCTCCAAACGCATGAATTTTCATTTAAATCCACCAATTGCAGGACTGAGGTATAGGGTTGATAAAAACTGCATTTCTGATTCTGTAAACTGTAATTGACATAGTTCGTTATTTAATCTAACATGAAACATTGGAGTCTCATTATCATTACCTAATAAAAATTTATTATTACCTTGATTATCATTTAATTTTGTTATCTGTTGATTAAAATATTTTTTACTCCAAGATAATAATTCATTTATATTGTTAAGAAAATAAGTCTTTTTATCTAAATGCAATAATTGTTCTGAAGGTATATTATTTTGTCTACTACGCCAAGGTAACATAAAATATGGAACTTCAAGCATATGACATAGATGGGCTATGCCGCCATCATACCCAATCACACACTCACACAAATCTTTTATTAAGTGAGCTTTTGTTATTTTATCAGTATTTCTTGAATCAATAGTTATTACATCGTATCCGGCCATTTTTATAAATTCAATAATCTTTAAATTTTCTTCAATTGGATAGGTTTTATTAAACGGAAATTCTGTTGAATTATTAGAATTATTGAAAATTTGAGATGCGTCAGTGTAACATGCAACACCAATAAACGGTCTAGCCTTGGTCGGCCGTTGAACTGTATAGTACGGACTATACATTTTAAAAAAATCATTTGGTAAAAGTCCGGTGCTGTTTTCTGTTAAAAAGACTGTTAATTTATCATCATCGATATTAAAAATTTGTTTGTATATCACAAAACTATGATATACACTTTTATGTGAAACATATAATTCAGTCACACCGGTATCTAATAAAACTGACAATAAAATTAACTCGGTTCCCATACCTCTTTCCCATGTATGGTCTAACGTTATTGTTTTTACTGGGCTCATTTTACATCTTTTACACGCCAATTACGATCTTTGTCTTCCATCTTTTCGTGTGTATAGATTCTATCGACTCGACTGTAAGTTCCGCAGATATTAGCACAATAGGCCAATTTACCGTCTTTGCAGCTAGGCTTGGTCCATGTATCAGTAAACGCTCTGTCTAAGTGATGCGCTTCCATAATTTCGTTTAACGAGTGTAAATTTAAATCAAAGTGTTCCCATCCGTATTTACGAACTTCATGATGTAATTGTAAACTTTGACTATCGCCGTGTACTCCGTTCAAATGTGTTCCCATATAACAACAAGGTATAACTCTACCATGATTGTCAATAAAAATTTCTTTGCCGCCATTCATAGTTTTTGCTTTACATTTAATTTCAGCAGAATCTAACAAACTGTTATCTTCCGATGCTAATATATCATAAACACGATCAACTCGATTCCAGTATCCGGTATCATGTAACTCACCGGCATCTTTTAAACGTTTATATTCTTCAAACCTAAACGGGTAAATGTCTACATTACTAACATCTGGTAGTGCATTTTCTAAATTTCGATTTTTTGGATTTTCTGGAGGATAAATGTAATAATCTAATTGTCCTTCGCGATCCATTGCAGCCATTTTAACTAATTTAGAACCATCATCTACACCCAACGCTTTTTTAGGATAGAATCGAGAAAATCCCATTTTCTTTGATAATTCAATTGCTTCGTCTATTTGATGTTCGTTGTGTCTAAAAATTAAATAATCCCAATTGGCAAATCCGCCAGCATCAATAAATGCTTGTGCATTAGCTATTAAATTTTTCCATTCGACGTTTCTTCGATAGATATGATTTGTATCTTCAAGGCCGTCAATACTCCACGTGAGCTCCCAACGAAAGTGATCTTTATTATGTTCTGAAAATAACTTTCCCATCTTTGACCAAAACTCAGGCTTACGCATTCCGCCATTGGTATTCATACGAACAGCAGTCTTGGGATTAGTTTCGGCAATATATTCACAAATTTCATACAAATCTTTTGCCATTCCCGGATCACCATGTACTCCGCAAAATAATACAATTTCTAATTTAGCAATAACTTCAGGTGGAAAATATTTTTTAAATTTTTCAATTGTAATTTGTTCTATAATTAAGTCAGGGCGCACTAACGGACTATTACAATGAAACCGAGCACACATAGGACATGCTGCATTACAAGCATTAGTTAGCTCAACGTGTATTTGAGTTAGTTCTTCCCAATTAAAAAAGTTATTCATTATTGAATCCTATAATCTCTGCCCACTCGGGGAATGTTGTTGCAAAATCTTGTTTTCGATAAGCGTCATGCAGTTTAATTTTTTCTTTAAATTGCTTCCATCGATATTCGTCATACTTTCCTGCTTTAATAAAACTAATTACACCCGGTAAAAAATTCTGCCAAACCAAATAATCTGGATTAATAGATTCTAATTTAGCAACTAATTTTTCTTTTACATCGTTTGGCATGTAAGAAATATTAAAATATTTGGGTCCGTGAACTAAATTTAGATACAACCCAAAATGACTAAAATCTTTATAAAATACATCCAATTGTTCTGGAAGATAAAAAATGTTCATGTTGCTTAGTGTCACACACCAGCTTATATGTATATCGTGATGAGTTTTAGAAAACTCATATGCTGTTAACATATTGCCTTTTGCTTCTTCCCATACAGCAGGATATCGAACATATTCAAACTTATCTCCAATACCGTCAATACTAAAATTTAAATTTAAATGTCTAAAATGTTTTAAAATTTTAATATTTTCAGTAGGCCATTGAGTAGCATTAGTTGCATAATGAACTTCAATGTCTTTAGAATAACCTTTGTCTACCGCAAGCTGAAGTGTTTTCCACATCTTCTTGCTCATAAATGGCTCTCCACCATAAAAATCAAATTGTTTGATAGTAGACAAGTTGTTTTCTAGGTCGTCCCAAAACGGGCTTTCATCATCGAATGTTTGATGATATTTTTTCATTTCTTGAGCATAGATTTTATAGGTAAAATTGAGTTCTTTAGATCGATATACATCAAAATCTTCCTGCATCCATGTACTGCTACTATGAGGAGCACATGTACGACATTTTAAATTGCAGGTATTTCCAAGATTCAATTCAAACTTAGCAAGACCAATAAACGGTTCTCCGCCTTTGTTTACATGACCTATATATTTTTCATTGTCACGTAGACGTTTACTCTTGCGGCCGGCGTCTTCTTCTTCCCAGCACAGCCGACATTTACTATTTCTAATTCCTTGTTGTAATTCTTCTCGAATTTTTACAAATTCAATTTTTTGAAAATTTTCCTGTATGGTATTATTGCTAAGACCCATATCTTCATCATTTTCAATCATGCAACAAATTTTTGTTGTTCCGTCATTATTTGCGCTCATTGCATGATCAGCATTAACGCACCAAGAATGTTTGTTATTATCGTTTATCATAGTTATTGTATATATCCTTACACAAATTGTAAAAATCTGTATATTCGGGAAATGTTTCTAATAAGTTTGTACTTAGACGTTTGTCATTTTCAGTAAAAAAACTATAGAAGTCTCTTCGACCTGCTTGAATTTTTTCTTCCGGAATAGTCTTGGCTTTCATAAAATCTGTTACACGTTTAAATTTTTCATATTCTAGATCGCTTAACCATTCACTGTCTTTAATAAACTGTAATGTGTCATCCATATACGGCATGAAATCATCTGTAAGAATATTAATCATCCAATGTGGAGGCTCTTTCAAATATGGAGTATCAAACTTGATAGCTTCTGTTCCAAATTCTTTGCGCCATTCAATTACTTTCTCTAACAAACTCTTAAAGTTAGTAACACATAATACATTAAATGTACACATGAAGTTTACTGTGGTGCCTGTGGCCAGTACAGCTCGCATATTACGTTCCCAATGAACACAATCTAATCCTGTACGCATGTATTCTGCTTGTTCTCCCCAACTATCGATGCTGGTGTAAAAACTAAAGCTACGAATTTTCTTTTGTGTCAGTAATGATTGTACACGTACTATCAAAGCATCTACTTTAGCAAAGCTCACTCCTAGATTACTGTTGAGACTAATTTCTAACTGAGGTGCAGGTTCTTTTTCTAACAAGTCAAAAAACTGCATTGCACCTGGATTCATCAACGGCTCTCCGCCAGTAATTCTTAGTGTGTGAAGATCGTTACGCAGGCTTGGCCACCAGCGCCAAAATGCATCAATATATGGGTTCTCATCTTTAGGGCCGTAGTAAGTGCCATTAGACATGAACTCAATACCGTATTGATTATAGGTTAGATCGTAATTGCCGTGCTTTTTAATTTCTTCGGTCCACATGGTGCTTGCTTGAGGACAGCAATACCCGCAACGATAGTTACATCCGTTGCCAAAACTAACTTCTAAGTAACGTGGATTAATAGGAGCATCCCACGGCAATGCTGCTACTTCATCAATGATTGGTACAGAATAATCGCTAGAACTGTGAATCATACGATCGCTAATATGCTCTCCTTCCAAATCTTCAATATTCCAACAGTAGTAACACTCTTCCGGACGTTCACCTTCAAGCATTTTTTTACGTTGTTCTTTTTTCCATTTGGTATTATGTAATGCACTTGCATCAATAGCTATTTCATCTAATCCAATATGATGTGGGCGTGGATGATAACAACTGTGGTTGTCTCCTGTGTGGAGATACAGTGTTTGATGCAGCCATTTCATAGTACAAAAGCTAGGACTAATTGAATTTAATTTGTCTCTAACTAATTTGATATATTGTAATTTATGATCCATTTTCTAACCTTTTAATTAAATCTACTTGCCCTGATATACGAGTTTCTACAAACTCTGTTACTATTTTTACCAATTCGTTGTGTACTGTTTGATCTTTAATATGGTTTGGTCGAATGTCTTTTAGAAAGTAATTAACGACAGCTTGTGCTGTTTCGAAAAGTGATGCTTCTTTCCTTGAAATATAAATTAATGCAGGACGTACTTCGTTGTCAAATGTATCTGCATATTGATATTGCTCTGGATTAATATTAAACATAAATGTATCTAACCAATTTGGATTTTGTCTTGTAGTTCCTGCGTATCCCGATGGAAACGACCACAATACCAACAATCTAAGATTTTTTTCTTTTACAACAGATTTAACCTCGTTCATAAATGTTTTTTGATATAATGTTTCCAACTCATTATTATAAAAATTTTTATAATGCATTTTGTACATGCTTTCAGTTCTTTGAATTCCTGGATTTAAATAGAATCGAGATGGATCAGACCATCCTAAAATAATTACATCAGACGGGGTAAACGAATGAATATATTTTAAAAATTTAAGATAGATTTCGTGATTACTTAGTCCTCTATCCGCTTCATTTATAACAGAAAATTTGCTAGCTAATTGCGTGGTCCACGGGCGTGTAGCTTGGTCAAAGTATGGCTCACTGTTAAAAAAGCTATCGCCAAAAATATAAATTTTAGCCATCAATGTCCTTACATTTATTCCAGAAGTTTTCTAGTTCAGGAAAAGTTTTTAAAAAATCTGTTCCTCGTCTACGATCGTGCTCTGAGAAAAATTTATAAAAATTCTCCATGCCTCGATCTTTATTAAATCCTGTATCTGAGTTAATCCAATCGATTAATCGTTGGACTTTACTAATTTCAAAATCTTTAAAACCCTTGTGTCTATTCCAACGACCTTCTTTATGATGAATCATAAATTTCATTGCTCGTTCTAGTTCTGGAATTAATTCCGGAAGTAATTTAGGATTTAAATAATCAGGGTCCTGCAACTGCGGCATATCAAACCAAACTAGTTGTCTATCTTTATTATATTTTTTTCTTAACTCAAGAATGTATTCTACGTAAGAATAAATTCCCGTGTAGCTCAATGCGTTAAATGTAATAATAAATGTTAAACTGTGCTTATGACTGTATTTTAAATATTCTCTAACATTGGCATCAAGTTTCTTAAAATCTAATCCGTTACGAACATACTCACCTTGGGCTCCAATATTATCCAAACTACAAAAAAGCATAAAGTGATCAATTGCATCTGCATCAGTTAATTCTTTAAGACCCCAAAAGAATTTGGTCCATTGGTTGCCAGGAGGGCAACAATTGCTGGTAATACTTAAATGCAGATCTGCTTTAGGATGTTCTTTGACATAGTCAAACATGCGGAACGTGTTTTTATCCATCAACGGTTCACCCCCAGTCATCCGGAACGTTTGTAATGTAGGATAAATTTTAGGTAACCATTCCCAGAATGCTTTTAAGTGTGGGTTATCAGATCCGTTATTAATCTGCATTTCGTTTTGAATCCACGAAATATCGTTATGCCGTCTATCACTTAAAACATAAGAGCCTTCTTTTTTAATCTCGTCCATCCATGCTGTACTTAGATGTGGACTACAATATGCACATTTGAAATTACAGGCTTGATTAAAATTAACTTCAACGTATCGAGGATTCGCATTACCTTCGTGTCCTATAGCTAATGCTTCTTCAACAATTCCCTCTTCCCAAATGTCTTTGCTTCTATATGCCCTGTCACTAAGCTGACTTCCGCTATCTTCTATTTGCCAGCAAAATTCACATTCTTGTGGCCGAACTCCACTTAGCATCAACAGCCTCTGTGATTTTTTGTATTTGGTATTATGTAAAGCACTCACATCAATTGCAATTTCTTCTAATGGAACTGCATGATTCTTAGGATGGTAGCAACTGTGTGTACGTCCAGTGGGAATGTGTATACTAACGTTGAACCATTTAGCTAGACAAAAACTTGGACTTACTTCGTTAAGTTCTTTGTAAACGAATTCAGCATCCATCATGTAGTGGGTTTGATATTTCCCATCTACTTTTTTAATTTCATTACCTTTTATGTTTCTATCAAATTTCATGTTGTTGTTTTAACCAATCAAAGTCATTTATCTTTGATAACATTTCCGGACTATCTTTATTTTCTTCACCGTATTTTCTACCAGCAATTGCACCCCTAATTGCATCTTGCGCATACTTACCTTCAGCAACAGTACACCAAATATCTAATCGTTCTATAGTTTCTGTACTGTCTTGTCTATTAATAATTTTACTAGATAATTTTACACACTCTCTAAATGCTGAACGCCATGTAGCAAAAGAATCAGTATTAAATGCCGTAATATTACTAACCTCTGGCATTGATTTAAACCTAGAACTAATTGATGTTGTCATATCTGTAGAACCCACATCCATAGATAAAGTGAGGTCCCTTGGTAATAGTTTAACACCTCCGTACCCGTATGTCAAGTCATTTAATGGATTCTGACTCTGCCAAACGTGAACAATATCTCGTTCATATCTTGATATGACATATGTAAAATCAAAGGTAGGAATTACAATAGCATCACCGTCAACTACCCAAAACATTTCAGTTGTTGCAATTTCTGCCGCCTTAATGTGTGCTTGATGTATTCCCTTGACTCCGTGAACTCGTTTAGCGTTAGGAAACCTTAATTGCAATTCTTGAAAATTCTTGTCAGCTGTTGGCTCGTTATAACTAATAAACACAATATCGTACAATCTGTTTTGAGATACTATCCCTGCATGTTCTTTTTTAGAAATTAAAAATCTAAAATCAATTTCTTTTTTTGTCACTACTTGAGCTGTCGACATTAGCATAATTCCGTTATAATTTGTTTCATTACGGAACTTGTTTTCAAAAACATGATTTATATTTCTATCAAATTCATATTTTCCATCGTTAGGATCAAAGTACAAATCAAACACTGTGGTGTCTGTGATTTCTATTTCAGACCAATTTACCCAGAACATTTTTTGTGTTTCGGTAGATAAAATGTCTTTGTATTCTTCATATGAAGAAATTGTATATTGCGGGTAGCGATATCTACTGGCTACAACATCATGTTCTTTTTTATCAATTAAAAACTTTCTAGAAAATTCTTTTTTTGATAAAGTTTTATTTTTAGAACATAAAATAATTCCACCAAGATATGATTCTTTTTCATTGCAGAGATTTTTGAAAACGTGATTCATTTCACGATCAAAATCATATTTTCCATCGTTAGGATCAAAGTACAAATCAAATACACTATTGTCAATAACATGTGTTTCAGGCCACAATAGCCAGAACATTTTTTGTGTTTCGTTAGCTAGTATATCTTCGTATTCTTCAAAAGAGGAAACGGTGTATCTTGGATAACGATATCTACTGGCCACAACATCATGCTCTTTTTTATCAATTAAAAACTTTCTAGAAAATTCTTTTTTTGATAAAGTTTTATTTTTAGAACATAACACTACACCAGAAAGATATGATTCAACTTTATCGCAGGCGTTTTTAAAAACATGATTCATATCTCGATCAAAATCATATTTTCCGTCATTGGGATCAAAGTATAAATCAAATACTGTGTTATCAATAACTTCTATATCCGACCATACAATCCAAAACATTTTTTGTTTTTCGTTAGCCAATATCTCTTCGTATTCTTCATACGATGCAACATTATATTTTGGATATCGATACCTACTGGCCACAACATCATGTTCTTTTTTATCAACTAGATATCTCCGAGAAATTTCTCTGTTTGATAATGTTTTATTTTTGGAGCATAATACTATACCACTAAGATACGATGCAGTTTCATTACACATGTTTTTAAACACATGGTTTGTATCACGCTCGTATTGTTCGTGATATTCAAAATATAAGTCAAAGACAGTTTCGTCAATAATATCAACGCCGGCCCAAACGCACCAAAACATTTCTGTTTTTGCTGTTGCAAGTGCTGTTTGATAATCCTCGTAAGTATCTACAATAAATCTTTCATAATTGCAAGGACCACTTGCTACAATATCCCATTCTTTTCTTGCAATAGGAAAACGATAATTAATTTCTTTTTTAGATAGCGGTAAATGTGTGCTGCACAAAAATACACCATTATAAAAATTTTTATTATTAACTCGATGCACAAATGCATGATTTTGTGTTCGGTCAAATGCGTTTAATTGTTTAAAATATAGATCAAATTTAAACGTGTCTACGTGTTTAAGATTGTGCGAAGACATCCAAAATAGCTCAGTGGTGCTAGTCTCTAATGCATTGAGATATTCTTCATGGGTATCTATATAAAATATATCGTACGGCTTAGGTGTTGTTGCTACTATGTCGATTTCTTTTCGATTTATAAAATATCTGCTGTCAAACTCTCGCTTTGATATTTCAGAGACTTTGGGAAACAAGCAAAGCCCTTCTTCTTTGAAATCCCCGTTTTTAAATGTATGGATATACATGTTATCCCATTCTGTAGCCGAATAAGATTGCAGGTCAAAATCTTTAGATAACACCATGTTATCCCAAATAACCCAAAACATTTTTGTAAATGCTTTTTTCTTTATCTGGTCAAACGATGTTGTATTTCGAAGTTGTTGAGCCGTAGGATAGCGAGACTTAAAATTTAACCAATTTTCAGTATCGAAAGAAACGGTAGAAATGTAAAATATATCATACATTTTCTGGCATTCTATAATAGGTTGCGTTTAAATTTAACGTTTCGTTATATAAGTCGTATGTGTATTTGCTTTGATCAGCATCCATGTATACCCAATGTAATCCTAGTTTATATTTTAATTCATTGCCATAATGTTTAACTAATTCAATAATTTTGTCTTGATCGTTTTCTATTGATTTAATTTCTTCGTTATAGATATTTCGAAGAACTTCAAAATCTCGAACTTGTACATAGTCCCAATCAGTGCAATTGGTCATATATGTTCCGTGCCTAGCACCAAGTACAGCGTATATTCCGTTTTCTTCGTGTGCGCCGACCGTACTCCACATACGCAGTCTATGAATATTGTGCCACCATATGCGTTCTTGAATCTCAGATGGCAGAACTTTAACACCGTCAAGTAATGTCATTTTGACGCCTTCACGGAATCCAGCTCGCCATGCGTGGAACGGGCTGGATGTAACATGGCTATCACTAAAGCTCATAGGAAAGTTTTTGTACCCATCTTCCCAACAAAAGTCAACCTGGCCTCTATCGCTATCAGAATTTTCATGTGTTTTCATATTCAACACAAACTCTTTTTTCCAAATTTTTAATCCGCCGTTTCCGTATCGCAATCCGTTAATTACGTTGCGGCCACACCATCCATAAACTTGTATCTTAGGATCGGTCATTTCGAGATCTAAATTAAAAAATTTAGGATCTACAATGTTGTCAGCATCAACAGTTACAAACCAATCTGTTTCACTTAAATTAGCAGCAGCCTTGTGAGCATGGTCACTACCTTTAACTCCATGAACACGCTTGGCCCAAGGCACCTTGGCACACAGATCTGCATAGTTTAAATCTGCATTGGGTTCATCGTAACTAAGAAATATTACGTCAAATTCTATTACTTTCATTTTTTGTCAAATAGGTAAACAGGAAATAATCTTTTTGTATAGATACTAAATTTTTTATCAAGATTTAAATCTTTAAAAATTTGTTTGTTTTTAATCAAGTCACTAATAGAAAACTTAATTGTGTGTTTAACAATATTAGGGTCGTTATATTCTGTGATGAGGAACGACATTTCAGTATTTTCGGCCCAGTGTATTTTACGTGTTTTATATTTTTTTGATATCATAAAAGTCAACGAATTGTCTTTTTGAGTTACTAACACATCCGGCTCTAATAATTCAGCATACATGCGATCCATGATTCTATGTAACACATCATCAATTTTTGTTAATCGTTTTATTTCGGCAATTTCAAACGAGCCCGATGCAATGTCAACAAAACAAGAATTTAAACTCACCTTTCCTTCGTTGATCAAATGAGCAGTCTCGACATCTACCGAAACAAAATTTTCTGTATCAGGCAATGCAGTTGATGGATACAGCCCTGTTACTTCACCAGTGGTAGTATCAAACATTGCATAATATTTTATTTCAGGTGGTTTATAATTTGCCAACCATTCGTCAAAGTCTATTTCTGCCATAATTTTTCTTCCTGTAAGCTGATTATTTCTTCGGTAATCAGTTGTTTTTCTACATAATGCACAATGTCTGTTTGTTTAAAATTTCCAATTTTAATTTCGTTGTCAACGTTAAAATAAAATCCCACATGATCAGTCCATTGGTTAGACGGCCATGGCCAATTTTGAACCATTGGTTTCATATGTACAACTTTTGGAAAATCTAATTTGTATGCAATTACATCAACAATATCTAAAATCTTTGCAGATAAAGCAAATGCTTCATCAGTACCAATGACCTTGGGTTTAAAATGTAGACAAAATATATTTTTAAATTCTGTTGGATTTTTAAGAATATGTCTACCTAGAGTAAAGAATTCTTTAGCTAACTCTGAATCCTTTTTAAAGAATGTATAAAAAGAATATAAGTTAGGTAACAAGTTTTTTGTAAATGCTGTACGATAAAAGTCGTTAGTTACCATTTCTCCACGATATGTAAATGCATTGTTAGCAACATACAACTCGCTGTTTTCAATAAAATATTTTGCCCAATGACTAACATCACGAGTAAACAACATATCAGCATCAAGACAAATAGTATTATCAAATGGGGTTAACTGATCCATCCAACTACGCCCATCCCATCCTGCTTCTTTGTCCCACTCAATGACGTGATCAAATACCCATTTTGATTTTAAACCTTCAGTTGCTTCAATATCATTAGTAACTAATGCTACATTGTTATAACCGTCTGGTTGTGTATTTTTAATACTAAGTGCTAATGAATACGCTAATTTAGTGTAGTTTATATCGTCGTTTTTTGCAACAATAATTAAATATCCGAAGCTCATATTAACTCCAATAATTTATCTTTGTTTCGTACAATACTTTGTTTATTCATCACGTGTACATCTTGATCTTTAATCGAGCATGCTGTAAATTTTTCTTCTTTTAACTTGTCAGAAATAAGAAATACTAATCTACCATCTTTAATGTCAAACAACATATCAGTATCTACTACTGTTAACAACGGTGGTAACGTGTTCAAAAAGTTTGTTTCAAATCCATCAAGAAAATGTTTTGCTACGCTAAACGCAATATCATTACGATATTGGCGAGGATCAAATCTATAGATATCACTATATTGATTGTAGTTGTCTCTAATATATTTTACTAAATCAAAAAATGTTTTGCTTTCTTGATTTTTGGTAAACATAACGTTGGTTGCCCAAAATAAATGAACGCCAGTTTCGGAAACATTCTTATCTAAAAATCCAATTCTATCTCCTTGGATATCATTCATAGATTTAGAAATTAATAAACTATCTTCCATGTCCCAATAGTTATTGAGTTGATCTGAAAAAATCAAGTAGTCACAATCTAATAATAATGTTTGATCATATGGGGTTAAATCCCAAGCAGATGCCCTACCGGCATTTAAAAAAGGAACAGTTTTAGATTCTGTACCGTCATTTAACCGGCGAGTATTTGTAGTCGGCGGACGTTCAATTGATATAATTTTTTCAAATACAGAATTGGCTTTATCCCATATTTGTGACTCTTTCATCCAAGCAATCGTAGACATGTCTGTTACAAGAGTTAACGGGATTTCAAGATGTTTTTTTGCAAGACCGCCCGAAATTACTGCTAATAATGCGTAATCAACATCTCGACTATTGTGAGCAAATATTAGGCCGCCGCGATTCATAAATCAACCAATGCTTCCACAGATCTACTTTTTTTAATTTTTTCGTATTCTTCATAATACTCGTAAGTAGCTGTAAAATATCTATCTAATATTTCGTCTTTAAAAGAAACAAGATCTTCAATTAAAATAGGATTTTCGTTTGCATCAATAATAGGCACACGCACGGTTCTTTCTTGACTAATCAAAAATTGTACAAATGCTATTAGTGTTTGATTGATTTTAAAGATGCCGCCGTTGTGACCAAATGTTAATTTGCCGTCAATGCGTTCTTTTAAAGTCTTGCGTTGTATTGCAAGTGTTTGTTTGTAATTGGAAAAATCTAAAGCGTTAGTTAACAGAGCTTCCATTGTTTACTCCTATAATATAGTCAGTTTATTTATGTGACCATATTACAGGGCGGAAATTTTTTTAAACGCCTGTTATTGAAATTGTACCGTAAATTGGAGAAGGAATTGAAAAAGAATTAGCAGTTAGGTCTGGGTACAATGCACCAACTGCTCGAAGTTGACTTATGGTTAATGCCATTGTTCCCTGAACAGTACCGTCTGGCGGATTAAAGTTAGGAGGGTATCCAGCAAGTATGTCCGGATCCACATATCCGTCAGTCCAAACTACTGTGAATGTAATGACTGTTGCTCCGCCGGATGCATTAGACGGAATATTACAACTAGCTCTTAATGATATATTATTACTTGTGTAAGTAGATGACGATATCGAATAAAAGGTTTGAGGTGAGTTGGTTAACGAATAAAAATTTGTAGACGGAGAATTGCCACCAAAAGTAACAGTTCCCATATTACTTGCCAATGTTTGCCAAGCATTATTTTGGGCATTACTAACCCTGGGGGTGAATGCGGATGCAAATCTAATCTTGCCGCCTGTGTTAAAGAAATGCCTAGCTGCGTCGCCTGTTGTAAAAGTTACTGTAAACGATGTTGAAATTGAGTTTTGCCAAGTTGGAGTATATGATGCTGTGCCTTTAGTTTCTGTAGCATACTGCCCGTTTCCCAAATCAAATCTATTTGTGTTAGCTTGATTTGCCAAGGTAAGATACTGAAAATTAGGTTGAGCTGCTCCGTAAGAAATTACATCGCCTTCATTGATTGTAACAATACTTGGTACCGCTCCGCTTTGATGTACAATAGCATTAACTATGTCAAAGCGGAGTCTGTCCCATTGACTTTTAGATACAGAATCTCCAAGGACTGTAGTAGTGCTCAGTGCTGTTTGGCCGTACCCAGCTGTACCGGCGCCGTTGCCGAGAACAGGATTTATAATATTTCGTATATTATTATAATCCGGTACGCTGATTGTATCATGAACTGGCATTCTTATTCTCCAACTGAGTATTTAAGCAATTAAGAAATGCTGGTTAATGAATATGATGACGGTGGAGTAATGGCAAACGATCCGGGAATTAATGCTGGATACAATGCACCGGATGCACGGATTTCAGATACATTTAATGTTAACGTGCCGTCTACTTGATCGCCAGGAGCAGGCGTTCCCGGATCAACATATCCGTCCATCCAAACAATATTAAAATAAAAAATTCTTGCATTTCCTGCAGAATTAGCAACGTCTGACTTTACCTGTATAGAATATGTGTTGCTCTGGTATGGGTTTGAAGATGCACTTGTTTTCCAATTTTGGTAATTTGCTGTAAGATTATACGCTGTTAATCCAGCTGATGTGGCACTAAAATCAATAGATCCTACCGAATCTAAAAGACTAGTCCATGATGTGTTTTGTGCAACTGATGCACCGCCAGTTCTTGCTGATAAAAATCTAATGCGGCCGCCGGAGTTCCAAAAATATCTTGCTTGATCGGCTGTGGTAAATGTTACTGTTAACGTGCAAGATAATGTGTTTGACCATGCTGATGTAAATGATCGGTTAGCTCTTGCTGTAACTATAGATTGACCAGGTGCTAATAAAAATCTATCTGTTCTAATTTGATCAGACATTGTATTGTATTGACTGTTTGGATGAGAAGCGCCATATCTAATTGGATCTGTCGTTGAAACTTCTGTTAATACAGGAACAGTATCTAACTGATGCACACGAGCATTAATAAGATCAAACCTCAACGCATCCCATTGAGCTTTAGTAATTTGTCTTTTTGCTTTTTGTGCTAGTGTTTCAGTTGGTATTCCAATTGGCGGAGCATATTCTACAGTATCACTTATAAGATTTTGGCCGTATCCGTAAGATGCAGATCCAACTGCCATTACTTCTGCTATCTTAGCTCTAATGGTATTGTAATCTGATGCTTCAATAAATTGTCCTGCGCCTGCTGCCATGATTCTTCCTTATAATATAACTGCTTCAATAATTTTTTCTGATATATCGCTATTTGTTTCTAGAGCAATAGCAAATACATCGTTAGCGTGAGGAACTGCTCCGACTGCACATCCGTTGTTAGAAGCAACTAATCGCTGACCCTTGGCTACTGCTCCAACTACTCTAACCGGAACACGACCTTTAAGAGCAACATATATGCCGCCTTCTAAGTCTTTGTTCATCATAAACGCTGGATTGGCCGAAACTACTCCGATAGCTCTATCACCGTACTTGCAGGCAGTAACTTCTTTTTCACCGCCAATAGTTAATACAGTTCCATCTGCATACTCAGTATCTGGTAGATATTTTTCAGCCAAGTCGGCGTATCTAGCTGCTGTAGCTGTACCTACAAATAATTCTGCTGTTAAGTAACCAGATACATCTCTTGCAGCAATGGTGTTTGCATCAGCAGCAGTTGATGTAGTTCTATACGATGCACCAACTTTTAACGAGTCAGCCTGCGTAGCTGGGCCAATAAAACTAGTGGCTTTAAGATTTCCGCTGGTATCTCTAATTGCAACTGTTGATGCAATTGCATTAATGTTTGGTGCATAACTAGCAATGGTATCTGCTGTCTGTGCAGATCCTCTAACGTCTCCATAAACGTCGCCATATACTACCGAGCGAGTTGCTAATGTGCCAAGCTGACCATAATAAATTTTACTTGCGGAATCGTATGCAACTGAGCCTGTTGAATCTTGAATGTTGCCGCGATGACTACCTGTGGTATTTCCAATCAAGTTTCCGTTAAATACCCCGTAGAAATTTGAAGCATTTACTTCAGACCAAATTCTAGTTTTACCGCCATCAACTCCGCCTAATTTTAACGTAGCATTAGATGCTGGATACAATCCCGATGATCGAATCTTGAGAACGTTTGCACTTTCATTTTCATTTAATCTTACTCTAAAAACAACAGGTGCAGCTACTTGTCGTTGTTCAATTACTACTTGATCCTCATCTCTTAACGGGTCTCCATTGATTGAAGCAAAAAACGGATCTTGACTTTCTTTATGTACTAATAACTCTTTTGCAGCACCTAGATAAAATCCGTTATCATTTTTAAACCAAACTTGTTCTTCAAAATTTAAATCGCCTTTTGTTAAAAACGACGATGCGGTAAGACCACCTAATTGAAGTGAGTTTGATGCAGTACCCCAAAAATATTGTTGTGACGTTGCTGATGTAATTCCAGTAGTTGCGTCTGTGTTAATTAAAGTTATGCCTTTCTTAACACGATTAAAACCAGTAATAGGATTAATGTTACCAATAACAAAATCAACCTTGCTAACTATTGCAAGAGTTACGCCGCCAGCTTGTAATTCTACGATAGGAACAGGTGTTCCCAGCGTATCAACAATAGTTCTACCAACTGCTCCGCTGGCACCTGTGTCAGGAGTGGCTGCAGGTCCAATTAGTACAAAATTTGTTCCGGACCAAGTGTAAAGTTGTTTAGATGATTCGTTAAACCATAAATCGCCTGCTGCTAATTCACTAGGAGCATCTATGCTAACTACTGCGCCGCTGGCAACTTTGTATTTTACACCATCATAAAATTTTAATTTTTTACTGCTGCTATCATACCAAATTTGTCCGATTATGGATTTAGGTGGCTCAGATGTACCAGAAAAGTTTTGCAATAGATGTAGGAAATTTTCATTTTGAATTTCCCCGTATCCAGCATAGTTCTTTCCTACAAATCTTAGATCTGTAGCGGTGTCAATAGTACCATCTTCTACTGTGGTTAAAATTGACCCGTTATAATTGTTTACCTGATAAGCCATTGCTCTGCTCCATAATCTATTGTTATTTATCTGTACTTTTTTTTAGACCCTGCCGACAACAACTTCAATAAAACCTTCAATTCCATCAAAGTTTTCTAGGGCTTTACCAATAATTGTGCCAATCTTAGGGTCTAGTGTAGGGCGAGCATATCCGCTTCCACCACTAACTAGCATATCACCTTTGCGTATTGTTCCACGGACTTTGCAAGGCACACGACCCTGTAACGCCACAGCAACAACATTACTTCCTGTTAATTCACTGTTCATTAAGTATGCTGGATTTGTTGACACAATTCCAGCTACTCTACGTGTTTCATCTTCAGCAACAGTGACTTCGAAATCTCCGCCAAATTCTAAAACAGTTCCTGGCTCATATTGCTGGTCAGCAACATAATTTTCTGCTAAGTCAGCATATCTTGCCGATGTAGCTGTACCAATAAATGAGCCTGTTGTGATAAAATTGTTGGCTCCTGCATCTAAGTCTTTGTTGATGTTCCATTTATTGCCGGATACTGTATACGTAAATGTTGCTCCGGCACCATCAATTTCAAATCCAGCACCGTTTGCTGCTGCCGGTGTTGCAGCGCCTTTGGCCAATGTTACTAACAAGTCTTGAATTGCGGTTTGTGTTGAATTAATTGTTGTTACAGAACCCTGAACTGTAAAATTTCCAGCTACTACTAAATTGCTTGAAACTGTTACAGTATTGGTTCCAGTGGTACTAGGCAAAATCGTATCAGTTTTTGTAGTTATTGCATCCGAAGTGGATGAATATACTGTATTGAATCTATTAGACTTAGCGGCAAGATTCCACTGTCCGTTTGGATAGACAGTTGGATTAGTATCGTCACCGCCGTAAGCATCGTCGCCAGGTCTAATATTGATTGCCGAATACCCACTAATAGATACGTTGTCGGCCACGCTGATTTGAAAATCTTGAGTTGTAATAATCTTCGATATAGAATCTTGGATTAACAATTGATAATCATTAGAAGATCCAAGTGTTATTCCCGACGAAGCAACTCTTAAAGAATTTAATGTTCCTACTGTGGTCAACGACGATTCGATCACTGATAAATTTAGTCGAGTGCCCGTTAATGTATTTGCATCTGCTGGAATTGTAATATTTGCGGTGCCATCAAATCCAACATCATTAATAGTACGAACCGAAGATAGTCTATCTGCTGAAAATGCATTTCCTGCCAATGATGATCCAATAACTGTATTTGCTTGAATGATGTCAAATGTACTGGTAGATCCGGCAGGAGCAACTACTTTGCCTTTTAATGTTGTCGCTTCTACTGTTGTTGCTGCAACGGTAACTGCTGAAAATCCGCCGGCTGCATCTCTTGCAACAATTTTGCCAGCACGTGAATCTGGACCAGCATCAACTGACCATGTTCTTGAAACTGCACCATCAAAATTGCCGCCTACAAGATACTCGCCTCGTGTTAGAGTACCAACTGTTGACGATTTAATAGTTATATTGTTTTCGCCTGTGAATAAGAATCCGTTAATAGTAGGAGTGTTTTTAAGTGAAGTTGCTGTGTCAGCATTTCCTTTTAAATTTCCATGAACAAACGATCCGTCTTTAATATTGAGGCCGGACTCAAGCAAACTAAATCCAGGAATTTCCGACGTTGCATCTATTGTATATCGTTCGTTTGAAAAGATTGCTTCTACTACACCATCAATATTGATAGCTAGTACTGGATGTTTTAATGTATTGTTGTCAGTGAGCTCTAGTGCTTCTGTTTGAGTTGAATCATATCCTGCAACACCTTCGGGGCCTATTACTTTCCACCCGCCATCATTGAATACACTCAATTGTTTAATGGCAGAATTAAACCAAAAATCTCCATCAGTAGCTGCCACCGGTGTAGTTGTTGATACGTTTGCCGAAGCTGCCGATTTCCAATTAGCACCGTCATATAGTTTTAAAGAATTTGTTGCATTATTATACCAAAGCTGGCCCGACAACGGACGGATAGGAGGAGCCGAATTAGAAAAGTTTTCTAATAAGTAAACAAAATTTTCATTTTGCACACTACCGTATCCGGTATAATTTCGACCAATGAGATTAACGCTGGTTGAGTTGTCTAAGACGCCGTCTTCTAAGACTACTATCTGACTTCCATTGTATCTATTAAGTACATATGACATTTAAATCGCCCCTAAAATATTGTGCATCATGATGGAACCCGCCATATTCCGGTTTGCAGTTGGAAAACCTTGACGGTTCTAAATACTGAGAATGTTGGTGGCGGTACGGTTACCGGAGTAAAGCTAACATTGTTAACTCCAAATGATGTGCCGCCAGGAGTTGCAGACCCAGGAGTAAGTGGGGTTATAAATTCTGTTGTGCTAGTTCCAAGATATGTGTTCAAATTAACTGTAGATGCACTATTTGATAATGATGTACATAGTATTCGTGCAACTGTGCCTTCTTCGTATTCAGTAGGAGGTGCCACTTGAGTCAACCATGATGCAATACCAAAATCCGAAATTGCATCTGAAGTGTCCATGCTGAATACAATATTTCTACGACCAATTGTTGAGTCTACATAGTTCTTTGTTGCAGCATCTTGCAGTGCTAATGGATCGCCCATGCCAGTAATTCTTGGTCTACCCACTTCAATTTGATCAATATATCGATCACCGGTAACTTGTTTTAATGCAATATTTCCAAGACCGTTAGGAGCAATCTCAATGTCTCTGTTTGAATCAAGTGTAGAAATACGATTTCTATCAAGACGCATATACGGGGTTGGACTGTTGCCTGAAGGTGTCAACGGAGGGCCGCCAAGGTTGTTGTCATCTGGTAATACCGGGCCAACCACTAACTTAGACTGTGTACCGAAAGAAGTTACACCTGGAATACTAGTAATATTCGATCCTAGTGCTGTAGACGAAATAACTTCAACACCGTTGATTGCAAAATATTTAGATCCTACTAAGTTAATGTGGTCATTAACATTCCATGCTGTTCCTAATTGTGGCAACGACACACCGTTATTTTTCCAAACAATTGTATGGTTGGTTAACCCCTTTAATGTGATACCACCGCCGTCAGCATCGGCATTTGTTGTTGCACCAGATGCTAACTCTATATTTTTATCTTCAATTGAAAGATTTGATGTATTAACAGTGGTAGTGTCACCTTGTATTGTTATATTTCCTACTACCGTTAAATTTCCGCCAATAAGTATTTCGCTTGTAAGATTAGTTGGATATAACCCCAGCGACTGGCTAACTGAATTAATAACAATCGCCGAATCAACTGCGGCACCACGTTTGACTTTGATGGAGATATTTTTATTTTCTGAATCATTTAAAAACGTAATATCTCCGCTGTCTACGTAAATTTGTGCCTGCTGCGCATCTCCAATAGCAATTCCACTATTTGATGTAATTGCTAGTTGACCGTTCATGATGTTATCAGTGTCACGTCTTAGATAAGAAGCAGCTGGCTGATTACCTAATGCATCAGCATTTGTCGAAGTTACATTAAATTTAAATCCGCTAATTGTACCAGCATTAAAACCAGGTATAATACTTCCACTAAATCCGCCAATTGCTCCCTTTGGAGTAAATGCATCTTTTGAAAAAATTCCCAATAATGTTCCATTGTCATACAATGAAGTAATAACTCGATTTTGATTCAAAGAATCTAAAATATTTGAAACAACTAATCCACTGCGCCCTTGGCCAGCAGTGTATGACGGTCCTAATAAAATTGTATTTGTGCCATCATAGAAAAACAATTGCTTGTTAACATTGTCAAACCATAAGTCGCCAACACCTAATGTTGTAGGTTGTAAATTGGCAATTGTTGCTGAACTAACTGGAACAAATCCCAATCCATTATATACTTTAAGTTTTGACTCTGAAGAGTCAAACCATATTTGGCCTTTAGTTGGACGAGCTGGAGCAGAGGTGCTGGAAAAATTTTCTAATAATTTAACAAAATTTTCGTTTAGTGATTCACCAAATCCACTGTAATTTTTACCAACAAGTGTCAGGTCGGACGAAAGCTGGTCAAGCTGTCCGTCTGCCACTGTTGCTAGTATACTTCCATCTGTTTTGTTTATAGTATAAGACATAGTTTATTCCGTTATTAGAAAGCCGGAGGGCCTGATCTAATGATATAATTAATTGTTAGATATGGATTTAAAATACTAAATTCCGAACCCAACGTTGCTGTAGTTTTAATTCCGCCTGTTGTGTTTAAATATTGAGCTTGTCCAACAGAAGTAGGTCCAGGCCCAGTTCCGGGGCTAGTGCCTGGAACGGTTGTGCTATCTAATCTAACAACTGTGTATTGTTTGGTTGGCTGATCAATCGGTGTTAGGCTGTGTTCGTGTTGCGGCAAGTTTCTAACTTCTAAAGAGTTAGTTGCAGCACCAGCACTACCGCCTAATGTAGTTCCATCAGTTCCTGGAATTCTACCAATTCCTCCGCCTCCAGCATCTACAAATCCACCGCCGCCGCCGGCATTTGGTACTTCAGTACCATTATCCATGCTGTCGCGTCCTAACGGAAATCTTCCTCGTAGGTCTGGAATTTTAAATGTATTAACACCCCGAGACGGAACTCCGTAACTATTTCCAATTACGTCAAACAGATCTTGGTATTTTACTTTTTCTTGCTCGCTACCGTCACACAACAAGTATCCAGACGGTACATTCAATCCAGCAAAAGGCATTATTGCTCCGATAGGAACGCCTAGGTCTGCAACAAATACATCACGAGATTCTTTTAATAATCCAGTGCCTGGTCGATAAACTAAAACTTGATCGTCGGGTGTTGAAGTATTTGGTGTTGGTTCGATTTGTGAATCAATAATGTTTGCAGTTAACCTAGTATCAAATATTTTTGTGCGACCTTCGAACGAACCATCAAACTGGATAACGTTTGATTCAACTTGCCCGGTCAACTGAAAAGTTGTTTTTTCTCTTAAGTTAGTAGCAGTTCTAGCATTTCCTGCAACGTCTCCGTCAAGAACACCTTTTAAATAACCTGCATTAATTGTTTCAGCATATATGTTATTCCACTTAAGAGTCGATGCTCCTAAATCATACAATGTTGTTGATTTAGGCACAACTGAACGTAAAGTTGTTGTTCCGCCAGCTTCTAAATTTGTACCAACTAATAAATTTTTTGCAATTGCTACGCCACCTTGTGTAGCAAAACTACCGGTGGTAAAACTGGTAGTTTGATCAGTTCCTGAAATTCTGATATTACCAGTTACAGCAATGTTACCATCAATGTCTAGTGCCACTTGAGGTGACAACACGTTAATACCAACTTTATTACCAATAACTCTTAAAGTAGTACTAGCACTTCCTTCTGCATTAACTTGTAGATCTATACTGCTGCCAGGAGTTGCATTATATATTGAGGAAGAAGTTATGGATGTGGTTAATCTAAATGTGCCATCAACACCCAACGCTATACCAGAATTATTTCTAATATTTAAACCGTATTCTGTAGTATTAACTACATCAGATCTTAAAAACTTAGACGATGCAATTTCAATTCCAGCAATAGTTAATGCATCGGAACTTTGAGCCGTTCCGTATAGTTTTGCTATTGCTAAAGAATTTCCAATCCCGGTTGAATTGATATTCATACCAGTCTTAATAATAGTAAATCCATTTATATTAATTTTAGGTATGAATGTATCTTTACTAATAATTGCTACAGGAATCTCGTCTGATAAAAATTTAATAACGTTACGAGGAATACCGTCGGTGTCATTAATTGTTTCAACTACTGTTCCGGTCCTTAGACCATTTTCAGTACTAAATTGCGGACCTACTAGTACCCAAGTCTTTCCGGACCAAACATATAATTGTTGTTTAATTGTGTCAACCCAGATTTCACCAACTTTATCTTCAGATATATTAGGAGCAGTTGGCGACTTTTGAATATTACCGGCTGCTTTCCACCCGTTGTCGCCGGTACCGTCATTGATCATTAGTGTACCGTTGGTAGTATCATACCATAACTGGCCTTCTACTGAGTTTGGTGGCTTGTTTGCTCCGGCAAAATTTTCTAAAAGGTGTAGGAAATTTTCAGCGATAATTTGACCATACCCGGTAACGTTACGTCCAGGAAATTTTAAGTCAGTGCTTTCGTCAGTAACATTATCATATACTGTAATTGGTGTTGTTGTTTTATCTGTAAAATTTACGTTATATGGCATGATTATACCTCATTAAAACCAGTTAAGCTCTGGATACGGATTGTATAATCAATCTGTAGTAATCTGTTTAAAGATTTCTGTACAGGGTGAAAAATAACGTGTGTCAATAATTTACCATCACCGTCCGGGTTGTAACTTTTAAGCCCAAGCTCATCAAATACAAAACTACCATTCATGTCCTGACTGTTATCAAATGCATCTTGACCGTCTGGCTCACCGTAATCTAATAAACAACTAACAATAATATCACTGTAGGTTGCGCCGCTGACATGCCTAATTTCCATTTTGTTTCTTACAGGATCAGTATTTTGTGCAGAATTCTGATCAACAATTTTTTGATATGTTTGATTGTAAAGACTAGAATTGACTCCCACGGTGTTAGGAGTAAGATAAGAAATAAGTCCTGTCGGGTCAACTATAGTGCCACCCGTACCAAAAGCCATTTGATAAATTGTTCCTTGGCCTTGATTGGACAAGCTGTTTACCATTGCAACACTCATGTTTTCATAGTGAATGGCGTTTCGTTTATCAACAAAAACTTCTTTAGTTGTAGGATCAAATATTTTAATATGTCCTTCAAAATGAAATCCACCGTTCTCGTGGGGTTTTTGTTCTGGTTTGTCGTTAGTTTGATTCTGTTTTTGTTCCATTTTGAGCTCTTTTTTCTCCATATACTATTTATTCGGGCAATTCAGTTGGCTTTTGATCTATGAATTTTGCAATTGGATTATCATTATTAAGTAATGTAATACCTGTACTAGCTGTTGTCTCGGCACGGTCATACCATATTCTGCCAACTTTTCTAATTATTAATATTCTAGTTCCAGCTGCTACTGGTTGAGTTAATCTGATATAAGGCATTATTCCATCAACTGAAAATTCAGGATCTAATACTGTAGTTCCTAATGGTCCTTGAGTTTCGTCAAAAACCTGGAGTGAATCTTTACGTAGTCGTCTGCCGCCAGCAAATATTTCAAGTTGATCAGACATTCCAAAGTCAATTGATATATCTCCGCGAACCGTAAATTCTCGATCGGCTTTAACAGGTATATATTCTAACGGACCTATTATTAAAGAAGTAACACCAATAACATCATTTGTTTGAAGCGCAGCTCCTGTATTACCAATTATCTTTATGAATCCGCCTTGAGATGCATTGACATCTGGAATTAACTCAAAATCTGCTTCAGGTATTTTTACGTTGTTTACTGTCACAATTAAATTGAATTTGTCGCCATTGCCAAATTCCTCAGTAGTTGGTAATTCAAAAGTTGTGCTATCGTCATGGACAAATAATTTTGCTCCCGGACTATAGAAGTTAGCTTTTTCTTGATTATCTGAATAAGCAATGATATCCGAAGGTCCGGCATTAGATACTGCTGTTCCTACAGGGTATACTTGGCCAATACCAGTTCCTAAACTTCCTCGTCTTAATTGTCCTAAAACATTTCCGGTTTTTGTTAGATACTCAATTCTTTCATTATTAATAATGACTGTACCTGAAATATTTCTTAATGGTATAGGAGCATCCACCAACGATCCATCATTTACAGTAATTGTGGTATCATAATATCTTAACTCAACAGCTAATGTAACTTCTCCAATAGAGTATCTACTGTAATGTGTTACATTTAACATATCTTTAAAAATTTCAAAGGCACGTGGATCTTTATAAATTTGATTTCCAAACTGTAATAGTTCTACAATGTCGTTTGTTGTTGTAGGCACAGTTAGGTAGACAGCATTTTGATTAGATTTAACATAGAACTCGATTCCTCTAATAAGTCTTTCACCGTTTACATACACCCATACATAATTATCATCTAAAACTTTCCGAGATAATCTATATAATACCTTTCCGCCTGTTGCTGAATCAGAAACAATGTTAAATGTTGGATATTCACTGAACCAAGTAACATCAAGTTTATCTCCAACTGTCAGTGCTACTGTTGAATCAATAACTAAATTATTGTTTGCTTCTATACTATACTGCGCACCAAGAATAACTTCAACTTTAATAATATCTTGCAAAGTTAAAAAAGTCGGGTTAACTGTTACAATCTTAGAAGTACCAGTGTAAATGTATGCAGTTACGAACGGTTGTAAAATATTATTAATGTAAACTTTGATATCAACTGCGGTAATGACAGCAAGAGGATCTACACCGATCGGTATTGCATTATTAGTGCCATCATATATCACATAGTATGTGTCCGGGCCTTGAAGTTTTTTATTGTTCAATGTAACAATCATCGATGTTGCTGCCGAACTTCTAGACAAATCTACAAATCTATCAAGTGCAAATGTAGCAGATCCATTGTAGATAAATGATTGATTGTTTACCTGAATAATCGATTGATTGCTACTATCAGCGTTCAGGGCTGTATTAAGCGCAACAATTTTTATTACTTGATTTTTTTCTGGGTTTATTGCAAATTTAATAATTGTTTTTTCAGGAATAATGTCTGCACCAGTTTCTTCTGAAACTACAGTACTGTTAGTAAACCCAGTATCAACTTGTCGACCATTGACTGTAACAAACACTGATTGAGTTAAATTGTAATCTGCTTGCGTTAAAAACAATGATGTATCGCCGTCGGCAATAAATTCTTGATAATCAATTAACGATGCGCCACCACGGCCAATAGCAATAATCTCTACGACCGCGCCCAAGGTTGGGGCAGAGTAAAACACAATTTCATTACTAACAAAATCAATGTAATAGTCAAGAGTACTGTCATCGTTAACTCCGTAATATCTATATTTTAGTTTGTCTACATAGACTAATACAGACGTTTCCTCAATCACAGTTAACCCAATTGGGAACCGACGAGTGGTACCGTCTCCTGGAATTACAGTATTTTGCATTGGGGCTGCTCCAGATATTGTTGTCTGGAATACCTTAATACTTAGACTATCTAAAACCTGTCCTGGAACATTTTCTTCGGTTGCCGGAGTTTGTTCTGGACTTATAAAAGTATCGCCGTCGATAACTATTTCTTCTGGTGTCTTACCCCTAGCTATAGAATAAATTCCATCAATTGTGTTTGGAGCGGTTTTAACATTAGTTGTATTACTTTCAAAATTTCCGCCAATTAGATTTGTATCTACTAGATTAGGATCGTTAATAACAATAGAACCGTCACTAGTAAATGGTCTAAAAATTAGTGTGTCGCCGCCTTGAAGTATAATATACTGGCGCATCGGAACTGCAAAAGTGCTACCGTCTCCAGTAAAGCTAGGCATTATTGAAGTGGTCGGTCTAACTGTTAGTCCGTTGGCTTGAGTCGTTGACCCGTCATATAAATCATAGTAAGGATCATCAAGTCTGTCTGTTTTTCCGTCACGTTTTAGATATATTGAAATACGTTGTCCAACACTAGGAACATACGGCAATTCAATATCAAATAACGACGAAGACCCATCAATCACTACATAATAATCTGAAGTTGCATCGATACTGTCCCAACTGTCAGTAAACCACGGAAGCGCATCCCAACCTCCAGTAATTTCAAACGTTGTACCTTGTACTTGCACTCCGCCAAAATCAATGCCGGTCATTAACTGACCTAAGTCATTACCGATCATTCCGGATGTAGGATAATAATATTTTTGTACTCGATTAACTCCGTCAAGTAACTCTTCGTTTTTGTCGTAGACAATGTTAATAATGTCACCTACTACAGACGGTGTAGTTAGAATTAATCGGCCTTTTAATAAACTATAAGAATCTACTGTAGATCTATAAAAATGTAAAGAATACTCAGAGTTCAATACTAATTGAGAATTTTTATATATTTGAATCTTACTTTTATCTCTAGTTGGAGCATACTCTAGATCAAATGACGCAGTAGCACTAGTTGCTGTGAATGTTTGTTCGTGTGTAAAATTTTGAAATATTCCATCTTTAGAAATTCTGTCAAACTTTAACAATAGGTTAAACATTCTAGCTTTACTGTCTCCTAAAATTGCAACAGCCTTGGCAATTTCTAAAGAAGATCCGTTGCCGCCAACAAGAGTAACTTTTGGTGTTAGCGTGTATCCACTGCCTGGTTCAGTTACAACGATTCCAGATACTTTTCCACTAGCAATATATGCTTTTGCTTTGGCACCTATTCCGTTGCCTTCAATTAATACTGTTGGCGGTGCTGAATAATTAGCACCAGATTCCGATACTTCTATTTTTGTAATTGAGAATCCCTGATTGTCTGCCCAGAATTTCCAAGGATATTGATCAAACAAATTGTATCCTTGACCAACCGGAAGAATTTTTCCATCTCTTGTAGAATACGCTGGTGGTAAATCAAAGTCAATTGCAGTTGTGTTAGACGGTTCAATAAAATTATAACGACTCGTATATTCTCTAATAGAAGTTCTATATGGTTTTATTTCTTCTAAGTATGACTGGAACGCTGGAAGATTATCATTTTTGTAGTTTACTTTTTGTTCTAAACTTCCAACATTGTGCATGGCATTTATAAAACTTGTTTTAAACGCCCAGTTGATTGTTTCTTGTTCAGAGAACGTGTAGTGAATCGAAGTAAAAAATAATTTATTCCACTCAACACGAAGATTATCGATAAACAAATCATTTTTAACAGCTGATAGAATATTCCGTAGTTCAGCTGTTGGATAGAGATCATATAAGTCAATATCGTAGAATCCAACATTATCGTATCCAATGGATGCAGTAGATGTGTTATATAGACTATCTTTAAGCGCAATAGTTCCGTTGTTTCTGCCTACTAAAATATAATCTCCAAGAATAGTTCCGGTGCCTGCTGTAACTTTTTCAAGGACTGCCCACCCACCGTTTCCGTATTCATTAATTTTGATTAGATCGCCAATCGCAGTAGTTAACGTTGGCTCGAGATATATCGAAGCAATTTCGTAAATAATTCTTGAATTTTCAGTATATCCGGTTGACCACCAATCAACATAATACCAATAGCTAGGTGTATTGTAGCCTTGAGATTTTCTTCGATAAAATACTTTACGTTGTTGATCCCACGAATATATAGCCCAGAACCCATTGATACTTGAATCTGATTTTACTAATACAGAATAATTTCTTATTTTTACAAGGGCATTATCATATCGTCTGCCACGAGTAATTATATTAACAGATGTAACTCTACCCTGAGAGTCAAGTGTAACCGATGCTTGCGCACCAACTCCTGATCCGTCTATTGTAATATACGGAGCATTTTTGTAACCAAATCCACCGTCTTCAATATCAATACTATCAATTTCACCATTAATAATATTGGCAGTTAGTACTGCTTGACGAACTCGAGTAATAGGATACTGTGCTAAATCTGTTAAATTATCAACCTCATAATCATATTCATTTAATTTTTCACTCGGTAAAGAATCTGTAAGATTTAAATTTCTAAAACTTAACGTGTCAGCAAATGGACTTTGCAATAATATAGTATTAATATTATCAACAACTATTTTTAAAATTTTTGTTTTATTTTTAAACATAGACTGTCTTGGTCTAAAACTTAGACCATATTTTTCACGTTCTGATAATTTTGAATCTGGTACAGGGTTGCCTGCTTGATCAAACCCTACTAAACTATCTATCCATTTAGTTTCTAACACATCATTTGGTAAGCTATCTGCTACTCCCTCAGATAATAAAATATATTCTCTATGAATTGGGTTAGTTGTTGTTTCGTTGACAAATAGTTCGATGTTTAAAAGCCCAGATCCCGAAGGCAAATATCCATTAAAATTGTAAGCTAACAACTTATCGCTATCAACTATTGCAATGACTGGGACTCCGATTGAGCTTGGGTTAGAAATTAATGCCGCAACTGCGGCAGCAGAAATATTTCTACCTGGAATATTTTCAGGGACAACTGACGAGCTCCGAACCCAATAATAATATTTTGTTTCTGTTAATTGTTGTGTTATTGGATTATAGATTTCTTTTACAGAATACACATCGTTGTTTGGATACAGTGGTTGCCCTGAAATACCGTTTGATAATCCGTCAATAGTATCAGCTAGCGCACTCCATTCTGACGGTAACAGTATGGACTCAACCCACTCATAGACATCAATGCTTGCGCCTGGAGCGAGTTGATTCCAATTTCCTACACGATATGCAAACTCGCCTTGTTCATAAGTTAACCATTTAGCTGTAGATAAATTCCACCATAACTTACCTACGTTGGCTTCAAACCAGGACGAGTCCGGAGACACTATTTGAGAATCAGTGCCGGTAGTATATATTGCCGGATCGTACGGAGTTTTAAATTTTAACTCTTGTTCTGCTATACCTAATATCTTTAATTTGGCATGATCAACAACATCAACATCAGCCAGTTTAACATTTTTAATATTGTCTATTAACGAAATATTTTTAATTTTAGAATAATCTATTAATTGCTGTTGTTGAGCAATAATTGTTAAAGAATTTTTTCCAGGTAGTTTTGAAAATGTTCTTACTATACCTATTAAGTTAACGGTAGAAGCAGTACCTGTTCCTTGAACAGCAGTACCGGTACCTGTGCCTATGCTAGATGCAACAAATACAGTACCTGGTTCGTTATCTTGAGCGCCGGCCAACACAAAGGACGTAGATCCTGTAGTATTGATAGTGTAAGTCTTTCCAAGAATAAAGTTTCCGGCAGCAGTTATTCCGTTTGCCGTTGCCACAAAACTAGTATCAACATTGTTATTAACGGCTCCAAATAATGTAAAATCAGTTGGGTTACTTGTAGTTCCTGTACTAATAATCTTATATCGGTTACCTATAACTATTTCGTTTACAATTTTTGGAACTGTAGTTTGATATGTTGGCGAACCTACAACAATTGTGTTTGATGATGAGTCAACACTGGCTCCAAAAGATTCCTGAGCCTGTAACTCGGCCTGTAATTTTTCCGATAACAAATATTGAGAGCCTACTCGTTCAAAAGAATATACCTGTCCGGCATAGCCCGATACCTCTAAAAATGATGTGGTACTGCTGTCAAAAGTTGTACCGTCGGCAAAATTTGCATATCGTTTATATGGTGCATTTTTTGCTCCTACCACGATTCGTTCACCGCCGCCGCTGATACTTACACTTGACCCAAATAACATATTGTTATATTCTTCAAAGCTTTCTAATTTTTGTTTTAATCTCCAATCAGGAGTTGTTAAACTAACAGTATTAAAATAATAAACAGAACCTTGATTTTGTAAATTAATGTCAGCCATTGGGCTGCTTACTACAATATTTTTTCCAGAGTCGTCAATGTCAACGGCATATCCAAATTTGTCTCCAACAAATAGCTGTTCAATAAATCCAGTATCGTTAATGGCATCTAATGACTGTGCTGTAAATGTTTGCTTTAATTGGTAGACCTGTGTACTGTCTCTTTGATAGACATAGACTTTTCCTGTGGATGCAAAAATACTATCGCCCACTGACACCCAAGGGTCGCCGTTTGTTGGACGTTGATTTACGCTTCTGTAAATAAGGCTAGAATCATACGAGGTATTATCTGTCCAGTTTCTTGGATCAATTAATTTGTAGTATCCTGTGGAAATATCATTTTCAATAAATTTAATAACGTCGCCTACATTATATTCTTGATATCGGCTCCATTCGCCCTTGTAATTTTCATAATAGGCGCCATCACTATCTGGTGCGCCTACAACTAATATCGATCCGTCTTTACTCATAACTATACTAGAACCAAACTGATCTCCCTGTTTAGTTAGTTCTGCTTGTTGTGTAGGCGATAACAATCCTAGTCCTAATGTCGAGCCGTCGTCAACAAGTGCAATATTTGTTGGCAATGAACTTTGTGTTGATACTGAATCGATTTGTTTCCATTCAGCGGCAACGCCAATGTCTGTGCTTTCTATTGCAATTGTACTATCGCTGGCGCTGTCTTCGTTTATATCAACTTGAGCTTGCCACAATCTGTCATCCCACCATACAATTGATCCTGCATGATATCTTGCACCGGATTCATAAATTCCTTGATAATTAGAATTTTCATGATGCACCCATTCTGTACCGTTAAACTTGTATAGATATACTCGACCCCTATTGTTTAAAGCACCTGGAGCAGATACTGCCATCCAATATTCGATGCCATCAAATCCAACAGTTGTTTTGCTGCCAAAGTTTTCGCCTTCTGCTGGACGTGGGCTTAAAATATTTTTAAACAATTGCCAATTGTTGTTAGTCCACTTGTAAACACTGACCATTCCTTGATTACTTGGGCCGATGCCTCTAGCAAATGAATCGCCTAATGTGTGAGATGTTGCTGGTTCCCAATCTTTAGATCCTAGATCAATTCCAGCATTGCTACTTCCGTCAGGTCTAATATTTTCTAATGCTTTCCATAATTTTCCGTGCTGTAAAACAATGTCATCTTTATTATAGGAGGCAGTTTTATCAAAGTCTCCCATAAAATAACTTACGGCTTGTGACATCTTTGGAATACCGATCACTAACCAGGTGTTGTCTGCACTAGTTGATAGAGACGAGCCAAATGAGTCTCCAATTAAAGGTAACAAATCAGTTTCAGGCACTATTATTTGTTTAATTTGTAGAGATTCGCCTTCAAGGTACGTTGTTACCAACGAACTTTGTGGCATGCTCATGATTGTTTGTTTTAAAACATCAGCATGTAATACTGCTGTTCCCGCGCCAAGTGGATTTGAAGTTCCGTAATTATCAATTTGATTATAATCAAATATTTTGTTTTTTTCTAACACCTGCCATCCGGTATTACCAACATCATCTACCCATAATTTAGAACCCGTAGCTAGTGAAGCAACTGCTGATGAAGATAATGTTTCTTTATTAGAAATCCGAGCATCGGTAAATCCATAAATTCCAATTGTAGTACTTTGATCTACTTCTGGGTCTGGGGCACTAGCGTTTACTGTTACAAATATTGTTTTTTCAGTTACCTGGGTAATTTTAAAAAATCCAGTAAGATTTGGAATATTTTGAATTCCAATGATATCACCTACTGATAAATTATGTAACCTGTTAAAAAATATTTCAACAGAGCTGATAGTTTTTGTTGCATTAAGAATTGCCAGCAGAGGCTTTTTATTCAATCGTAATACAGTCCACAAATATCCGTCAAATGTAATCCAGAAATGATCGTTTTCTTTTATTTCATCAATATTGATATTTAAAATTGAATCTCTGTCTTTTAAAATATATTCTACCTGATCTAATTTTACATAGCCGGCAGTTTGTAATTCCTCAAAATCTATCTTGGGGAGCATATTAATATCAAAAGGAATTGCAGACTTTGTAAACTTCGAAGGAGGAATTCGTAGATATTGATCTGTCAAATCTGTACTAGGTTCAGTGTTAACAAATAAAATTGGTTGCGGATTTATTTCTAAATCGTTTTTATCCAACATAAATTCAATTTCTTTAAGTTGATCGACTCCGCCAAATGTTCCAACATTAAATGCCCATTCTTCATTTAATACAATACTATCTTCTGTAGTTTTACTTAATTTGTCAAAGACTTTAACGGCAGCATTTATTGTTCCTTTATCTCTGATAAAACCTTGATAAAGTTGAAACTGAGTTACATTGTCTTCCGCAAGGCCTTGCAAATATTCACGTGTTTGATAACCTACCGAATGGCGTCCTAAGTCTCGTTGGCTTGATTCTAATCCGTCGGAATCTAGATCGTAATAATCTGAAAATTGATTAATTCTATAATCAAAGTTTGGTACCAACGCCTTCGACGGCGAAGAATCTAGAACTGACCATTTAGAATTATCAAAATATTCAACACCTTGTTGATTTGTTTGGCTAGCCCAACTATATGCTTTGTACGCAACAATATCGCCTAGCTTGTAATCAACATATGGTTGCCAAGGTTGAATGTTTACGTTATCATAAAGAAAGCCAGGACTAGTATAATCTCCATCCCAGTCAACAGTTCTAAATCCTCGCGACTTAATACGCTCTTGACGATAACCTGTTGTTTTATCATATACAACATCATTGAATACAGTTCGATCTGAAAAGATTGCAACGTGTTCTTTTAACACTAAGAATCCTTTAAAGAAATAGATACCATCGTTAGTATTAGTTGTTTCGATCGAAACTGTTTGGTAGTCTCGCTTGATGTTAAGGAAGTTTGGAGTTAATGGAGTACCATCTCCTCTATATATCTGGTAGTCGTAAAAACTATCAAGGATGTTGTCAGGTACGCCTATATTAAACGATATTTCTAATTTTTCGCCTGCTGGACTCAGTGTAATTAAAGAACCCAGTGCCCAGTTATGACTGGTCCAGTACATAAATTCTTTTGCACCAGTAGTCCAGTTTTGTGTTACTTTATTGTCACTATCGTATCTATCAAATGTAAATCCTTTGGATAACAAATATTTTTCGTATCCAAATATAAAATCAACTACCAATTGAATTGTTGGTAATATTGTTCCGTAATTTAATTTGGATACCGAGTTGGTGTTAAATGTTCTGCGGCTCAGTGCTTCTACTGCATTCTTGTTAGGAAGCGATGGTAATTTTTTCCAGAATGTTAAAGAGAATACATCAGTTGATGTATGGCTACTTAGACTTCTATAAAACTCGTTTTTGTATTGAGCAATAATTCCGTTTCCGTAAAACTGGTTTGCAGACCATGTTACAAATTCTTCGCTAATCCCGCCAACAGAGATTAGTCCGTCAGTTTGGCTTGTTACTGGGTCATAGTAATAAAAGAAAGGTTCAAGACTATCATATCCTCGAATTTTAAAACCCCTAGCAGTCTTTTCAATGATCACACCACTATACACAATTGTTTCAATCGGCGCACTAACATTAAAGAAAATTTCTTGATTTTCTGCAGGAATAAAAATACTGCTTGATGTTGATTTAGGATTCTTACTATCTAGGATAAATTTTTGTTGTGTTTGATCAACAAATCCAGACATTCGATATGTTAACGCCACGTCAATAGATTCTAACTGTTTAGTTAATATGTCTGTTGATAGATTTTGACTCTTGATGTAGTCAACAACATAAGATACTAGTCCAGACGTTGACGATCCACCGGCAGACGATGCTAACAAATCTTCAACTTTAATAAACAAATCAGTATCAGTATGCACTGTTTGACCTAATTTGTTAGTTTTAATTTTTGATCTATCAAAACTTTGCCCTATAAAATCTAAAGGTCTTAATAAGCATAATGCTATGACTTGTGCAAAAGGAAACTCACTGCTGATGTACCATGTATTTTCAACTGGTCCTTGATCTCCTAATTTAAAATCTCCTTGATTATTGATTAAAGAAAAATTTTGTGCTAGGTTCGAATCGAGCGGGCTTAACAACTTGCCGTCTGCATCAACGGGAATATGCGTTATTAAACTTGGGCGTTGATATCTATAAGAGGTTCCTGCTCTAGGACCTTGTCTAATAATACCATTTGATAAATCTTCCCATAAAATTAAATTATTAGAAGTATACGGCGCTGATCCGTATTCGACATCCCACCATGTTGGTTTTTCGCCAAATCCTAACATCTCCCAAGGACAGGTGTGTGGGCGATCGGTATCGTAAAACCACTTGTAAATTCCGCGCCACCATCCAGGAAGATTTTGCAAACCAGTCGGGTCGGCCATTTTAGAATAGGTGTATGTGAATGAATTTTCTGGATCAAAATAATCATTAGCAACATAATCAATATTAGTATCCGATATCCACTTTAAAAATTCTTGATTAATAATATTTGTAAGCTGTTCTCTTCTTCCAAATATTCCAGTATTATAATACCCGCCAAGAATTCTATCATTATCGTGCAGTTCTTCGTCGTATATAACTTTGATGTTATTATAGATTCGCATTTCTAATTCTAAAATAGCATCATCTCTATAGTCGCCGAATGCAGAAATTATGCTACCGTCGTGGCCTTGAATAACTTCTTTAGGGTCTACGTAAGTATCATCAACAAATTTTCTAGGCAAATATTTTTTGTATAATCCAAGTTTTGTTGGAGTTTGTGGAATATGATTAAACGCAGTGGATGTATATTCTCTAATTTCTAAAAGATCGCCTTCTACAAAATTAACTTTTACATCAACAAAAGAAAATGTTGAATTGAATTCATAATCTTTAGTATTGATCAGTTGGTTGTCATTAAGATAAACATAGACCGCTTTATTACTTAAAGTGTTAAGATCAAATTGTTTCGATAATGAAAATATTTTTATTCCGACATCTTCAACAGTATAGTAGATGGCATTAAATGCTCCGCTACCGATCATATCTGAATCGGCAAACGGATTATTATTATTTTTAGCTTTGGTAATTTCTATAATTGCTTCGTCAACAAACGTTGCAATATTGCTTGTATAATTTAAATTTGAAATTGTGTTTAAAAATTTATTTTTAAAATCTGAATAAGACTTCTTAGCATATCTAATCGATTTAATAAGGTTGAGTTTCTTATCAACTAAAAGCATTGTTGCAACTGGACTTAGATTTTCATGTTTTAAAAATCGTTTAGAATGTGCTTGATATCCAGATATGTCTCTAAGATTACTAGATGCTCCTAGAACACTTCCAGAGAAATCTTCAAAAAATTCTAGTCCAGTGGTTACATGATCTGCTGCTTGCCCAAATGTAAAAGATTCTAATTTTTGATTTAACGGATTTTTTTCTAAGCCAAGTGGTATTTCGTAATAACCAGTATCCGGTACTTGGTTACAAAATACTTTAACAACTAGCACGTCATTGACTGCAAAAGTTGTACTGAAAATAAATTTGTTTACTATCCGTGTATATGTTGATAATAACTTTTCGCCGTTAAGATAAAAAAAGATTTTATCAGTTGGTGTTAATAAATCCCAATTTACCGTTGTAAGTTCAATCGACGATGTTGCTGCATTGATTTTTTGATAGTCAAGGATCGGCTGCAAATAAGTTGGGCTAGTTGCAATCCATCCGTTATCATATTCTTCTACTATATTGAATTTGTAAAATCCAGTTGCTAATTTAACCGTTGGGCTTGTTTGATCTGACTTGTAAGAAAATTCATCAATGTCCCAATCATTTGTGAATATTATATCGCCTACGTTGTCAATGTTTAGGTGACTTATTGCAAACCCTAAATGTTTATCAGCAACTCCTGACAGATTAACTTTATAACTAATTAATTTTGTTCCAACAAATGTTGTCACAGGATATGTATCGGTATCAGAAAAACTGATTCCATTTTTATCAAATACATCAAACAACGGTGCTTGGTTAACTTGTGTTTTCTTTTGACTTTCGTTCCACACTGTGCCATCGAAATAATACATGGCCCCACGATTAACAGTGCCCCTTCGTATTAGTACAGTTTCGCCAGATAAAGAAATACTGTCATCGACTGTTTTCAATGTTATTTGTTTTTGGCCCTGGAAGGTAATAAACTTAACTTCATAAATTTGATTGTTGGCTAATATATCAGTGTCAGTAATTACTAACACTCTGGCGCCATCGAATAAATCTTCGCCGTCAATGTTGTATCCGGTGCTACCTTCAATCTTGGAAAATATATCTGTGGTGAACGTATCAATATAATCGACAGTTTTTTTGGCATAACTGCCGTGTTGATATAATTTTAAATTAGGAAGGAATTCTATAATAGGACGCTTTGCTCTAGATGTTTCGGTTGATTCAAATGTTGAGCCGGATATAGAGTAAGCATATTCTAAAACACTTCTGTGGAACCATCTGTTATAGCGACTCCATGGATTTGCATCTTGACTGCTTTTTGCAATAGTAAGATAATCCAAAGCTCCAGGATACGAACTAGCATCGTCAAACGGTAACGAGTCAAATCCTTCGTTATCAAATAAAACATCGGGAACAGTTTTATTTAAAATAGGAATAACCAAAGCATCAAATTCAGTTAATGTAATGCCTGTGCCTACACCTTCAACTAACCAATCGCCCTTAGCATATTTTGTTGGTAATACTGTTCCGCCAAACGATACAATAAGACCGTTAGTTAATGCTATTCCGTTTCCGCTAGTGTAGTCAATTTTACCTACGATATCTTTTTCAATATCAAGTTTAGTGTTTGAAATAATATCTTCAATTATAAAGCGGCCGAACCGGTTGGGGTCTGTTCTGCTTTGGTAATAAAGAACATCCGGAGCATCGTATGGGATTTCAAAAGTTACTGTTCCAACTTCGATGCCGTTGTTGGTAACACCATTATTATAATCCAATGCTGTTGGACTGTTTGAGGATTCTAGGAATTCCCAATCTTGATTATTAAGATCAATTGTGCTGCCGTCGCCGGGACTAATTGGAGATTTTGCTCGCCATAGACCACCATCAAATACCACCACCGAGCCGGCCGGATAGGCAAAATCAGGATCATATAGCATTGATCCGGTATCATATGATGTTCTAATTGTAAGACCGTTACCCGGAGCATTAACAACAAATTTATATTTTTGTCCTCTATAAAGAGTAATTGTTGGGTTATTTGTATAACCGTCTGGGAAGAAAATAAACGAGCTCTGCTCAGATAGTTTTACTCTGTATGAGCTTGTTATTGTAGAATTTAATCCGTATACTCGAATAGATGGAGGACCACTCGGAACCCAGTAATATTCACGATAGTTAATGAACTTGTCCCAGTCAATTGGGGGATTCCAAGAATAGTGTTTTTGATGCGTAACTAGATCATCACGTTCGTCAAGGTTACCAAAGAAATTTAAAATATTTTTTAAATCTAAATAGTCATAAAAGTTTGTAGTTTTACCGTTGGTCTTTGTGATTACACCTGGTTCTAATTGATAGCGACTTCTTAATGTATTGTCAGTATCTAAATAAACATCAGTACCATTAAATGTTTTTCCATATCTACGACCAACGTATCCAACAGTCTTTTCTAAGACGCCAGGTTGAATTAACGGATCAAAAATTCCATTTAAAAATTTATCATTAGTGTCAGTTTGAAAAACTTGTGGGAGAAAATCAACCGTTCTTCTTATCGGAAGCTGACTTTTAGGAAATACTTTGTTTGCCATAATTAGATGTTACTCGTTGTAGTCACTATTGTGCTTGAGATTGCGCCAATCTCGGCTGCATTAATTGCTGATACAATTTCAATGTTATCGACCATTGCACCACTAACAAAAATTTCATCAGCTTTACTTTGTATTTCAAACAAACTTCCAAACGCCTGATTAGCCTGCTTTGGTACAATAGTCATGTTAGAAACATCTGGGGCTGTTGAATTTAATATGAAAGTAATTAATTCAGAAAGATAAAACTTATCTCCAAAATCCCAATTAGCCACATCAAAGAATGTATTGATTGCTGTGACTATTCTAACTTTTAAGTCGTTGTCATTTATTGTCCTAGATGGATTTTTTACAACTTTAAATTGTGCCTGAAGTTTTGCATCGGCTTGCGGGCCAAACAACACTTTATAAGTCACTGGATGATAAATTACTTCATCACTGATTGACTTAATTGAATTTAAATTTGCGCCAAAACTTATTCGCAAATTATCAGAGTTGGGCGGAGTTGGTGCTATTGTTAGTCCCATTAGATAATTTCTATAGCTAGTATCATATGATCTAGTTAATAGATAGACATCAATAATGTTACTAACACTTGGATTAATTCTTCTATCTACATTAGCATTATGAATGTATTGAAATTTCAATCTAGCACGACCTAGGTTTCCTCGATAGGTATTATCAATAATTAATGTACCAGTTGTTTTATCAAAACGCTTAATAACGTTTTCCGAACTATCGTAAAAATAAAATAATTGCCCGTCTGCATATAGATCAGTGACATTGATCGTGCTTTCTCGTAGCGCAGGAATAATTGTATCATTTGAATTATCAAGATATTGAAAAATCTTTGCACCAGTTGCATCAATTACTTGCTGAAAAAATATAAACGGCGAAGGCATTGTAGCTTCTGTTCCAACAATTCTTTCAAATTCATCAGGATCGTCAATAACACCGTCGTTGTTGCTGTCGTAAAATCCTAATTTAATTTCTCTAGTGCTTTGATATCCATCTTCAAATCTAATGCTATCGCTGATCTCAAACGGCATGTCTTGCACCAGTTGAGTTAAAAGATTACTACTTGTGTTAATTCCAAGAACCTTAACTTGGTCCTTGATTACTGTGCCATTTAGACTATCGTATATTTTTTGACTAGGATCAAAATAAAATCTGTTTTTTTGTAAGCTACCAAAGATATATTCCATTCCTCGAATTTTAACAACATAACGATCGGGTTGTTTAACAAATGCAATAACCCAAGAGGAATCTAAATTTGAATTAGAAATGTCTCCTGTTTTACCTAATGTAAAATCGTCTACTAAATTTAAATTTGCAGGAGTGATAATTTTCCAGGTAGTGGTTGAAACATCGTATCTTAATCCAAAATTAATATCTGCAAACGCTAAGTTAACAATCTCAATTTCTAATGCTGATGGAATGTTTGATACAAATTTTGGAATAATTCTAGAAGCTATTGAGTTATTAGGAATAACATTACTAAATGTAACAGGGCCAAGGCCTGATGGTAATTCGCCTCTTCCTGTGTTTGTTCCGTCACCTACAACATTAACAACCTTGGTCCATATGTAAGGAGTTTGTGTTGAGTCAGTTGCGTCTGCGGTAACAATCTTGCCCTTCTTAAAGGCCTTACCGTCACCTGGTAAAAACTTAACCAATGCATCCGGAGTAAGATATTTTAAAGTATTATTGGTATAAAGCCCTGTTTTTAATTTTGAGTTATCAACAGAATTTTTAAAATAACCTGTACTACTACCAGTTGACGACGTTACACTTACCCATAAAGAAGTATCATCAACAAAAATAATTTTTGTAAATTTTGTAAGATAAAAATTATAGGTATCTGTTTTAACTAATTCGGGTTCTAAGTACTGTCTAATAAAATTATAGATATCGATTTTATTTGCATACTTAAAACTCAATGCGGTTTCAATAGTATTTCTGTAAAGGTATCCGTCGTCTGCAAAAACATCAACACTAGAATATTTTCCGCTAGCATCAATCAAATCAAAGTTTCTAGAAATTCCACTACTGGTTCTATTAATGGCTTTAACTTTTAAAATGTCCTGACTACTAGATAACGGCGCAAGATTATAGTCTTCTCCAGTTATCATTCTATTTTGTGTGTAGTATGTTGCAGGAGCATTTGCTCTAATAGAATCAGTTGTTTCTGCAGGGGCGGAAGAGGTTACAGTATATTTTAAACTCATACTGATTGTTAGTGTATGAGCAACTCCTACACTATTAATATACGGAATTGCAATAGTAATACCGCGCATGTCCGATGGCGCAATCGAATATGACAACCCGTTACTTACACGATAATATACTCTAAAATTACCTTGAGGTAACTTTCCATATACTCCATCAGAAAACAATAAATCTACTTTGTCATTTTCTTTAGTGTTAATAGCATAGATGGTTTTAATCTGATTGGTTAAGCTGTTATAAGCAATGTTGTTGCCCACCAATGCAGGAACTTGTGTCCACTTTGTTGTTTGAGCACCCGTTGATGATAACGAATATAACCATAGATCGTCATTGTTGATTCCTTGAGCATCAACTGATACCTTTTCATTTGTGGTCGGAACTGAAATAGTGAAGTTGGCAACTTCTAAACTACCCTGCTTGAATAATAAGAAAAATCCATTATTGGCGCTTGCTGGGCCTTTGCTATCATTTTTATATACGAATCCTAACTGATTTGCCGGAAATGGTTCTTCTTCGTAAATTTCTTCTTCACCAACAAACGATGTACTGACTAACTCAAAAGCCATTCTGCGACTAGCAACTGTTTTAGTGAATGAATAAATTGGTACGTCGGTTGATGCAGTTCTAAATCTATATTGATCGGTCTGTATTCCTTGAATAAACGATGTTCCTTGACTACGACCAAATTCTATATTATTAGCCATTGAAGCGTTTAAGATTAGCAGGAACTGTTCGTTCCAACTGGCATTAGTTGGATCATTCCAAATAATTACTTGTTGAGATAAATTTTTTCCGTTTCCGTCAAGGATACCTTCGGTAGTACTAATTGTGTCAAATTTTAAAAGTCCTTTTGCTGGAATATTGCGTTTGGCATTGTAGCCTAACATTCGTGCAAGACGCAGGATGTTTTCTTTACGCTCTGCAAGCTCAATGAAATTCTCACGACTGGCCAAGTCGATACGGAAACTTAAACTTTGTCCTAGGAAAGCAATAGCATCAATCAGTGCGAGATATTCACTACTTTCAATATAGTCATTGAAATCTTCTGGGTAATTCTCTCTAATATAATCAATAATAACTCTACGAAGGTTTTCAAAATCGTAACTTTTAAAGTCAGCGTTCTTAAATGTCTGGTAGATGCGTTTCCAGTCTTCGTTTAGAATTAAATTGTTTTGTCTTGTTGTTGCTGTCATTTTACCTTCCTATGCTGTATTTATTGTGGAAAATAAACTGCTCAGATAATAGTTCGATTGCTTCTGTCGAAATCAAACTTCAGCCTTTCATTTAAATTAAAAGGCAAATATATCAGCTCAGCTTCTATTCTTATTCCTTGATCTGTACTGTCTACTATTACAGAATTTACTGCAATTCTTGGATCATAATTGATTATAGCTTGAACATCATCGGAAATCATTTTTTTAACTTCTTCAGTAAATGGTTCGAACAATAGATCCCAGATTACAGTTCCAAAGTCAGGATTTTCTAATTTTTCACCTTTGCGAATATAAAAATGATTTAGTAAATCCTGCTTGACTAGGTCAATATCAAACAGTTTAAAACCTGTTTTTGTTTCACTACTACTGAATCCTTTATAGGTAAAAGCTGATATGCTTTGATTTCCAATAGAAGCGGTATTAGATGCTACTGTTTTTTGATTATATAATTTTGCCATTATGTTACGTCCCTATCTGTATTGTCTGGAGTATAAAACGTCGGAGAAAAGTTTTCATGTTGCGGCCACGGTTCGTGCATTGGTATTCGTTTCATAATGCTCTTTAGCGGATCTGCTTTCAAGTATTTGGTTTTAGACCAATCTAGTGAACCGTCTGTGACGATATTATCGTTTAATGTTAGTGCTATGCTTTTTGTTGATTTGATTGCTTTTGCAGCGGCAGGGCCGTTCATGTTAATCCTTCCTGCTGTTTCTGTGTGATTTGCACTATTGATATTTGTGTTACCAGTGGCTGTTATGTTGGCATTGCCTGTGGCATTTAGTTCGATGTTGGTAGTTGCTGTGACATTAACCGCCGTTGTGGCATTGACGTGTACTGCTCCTTTAGTTGTTAGAAATCCATCACCGTCTACTACAAATTCTAAATTCTTTTTAATGTCTGCATGAAGAGTTCCTGTTTCAGTTCTCATGTTTATGTTACGGCCTGCTTCTAGATTAATGTCTCTATCAGCACGTATGTTCAGATCAGTTCCGGTATGGATGCTGACACTGTCTTGAGCATAGATATCAATCTTGCCATTGCTGGTCATTTCAATCCAAGTTGTTCCTCTAGCGTTGCCAATGTAAATTAAATCTTCACTATTATGTAACAGTATTTGATGCCCAGTTCTTGTACGAACTCTAAAATATTCGTTATAAGGAATATTAGGATCGCCTTTTTCTCCAGCTAAAACATCTGCATATTCAACAGCGCCTTCGCTTGCTGGAGTTTTACGTTGGTACTGATCGTCTCCGTCGTCCATTACAAACTGTGTACCACCTAATCTGCTAACCGGAACAGGAGTAGGGCTATATGAATCTTGTCTACCCACGTAAGATCGTTTGGCTCCGGCTCTCTTATCTAATGGTCCGGGTGTACTAATACCAAATACCATGTTAGGAATATCTCGACGCACTGAGGAATTTGTCACGCCTCGAACATCGTCTTCGAGTGTTCCTTGTTCTAAAAATCTATCTGCAATTGGATGTACTGGTCTCTTAATTTTGTCAACACTTGCACCTTTAGTAAGGTCGTTGGCTTTTCTATTAACTTCAGCAACTGGTAACTGGGCCGTAGTTGCATACTTGGCTTTATCTGCAGGACTAATGTCAACTTGACTTGCTCCGCCAATTGCCGGTATCATGTTGTTTGCAAATTTAGACGGGATGCACCCTATCCAGTATCCCTCTGACGGGTTTCCGTCAATAAACATAACCATGACTGTCACACCTACATCGGGCGGAACAAACCACATGCCATAACTTTTTTGTGTATCGTTATACGCATCAGCATTTCCTGTATTTGTGCCCATAAATTCATACGACGTGCTTCCAAAGAACGGTGTCATATATTTGACTACATATGTTTGGCCGTCTGCCCCTACTGAGTTTCCCTGATCGCGAAGCAATGTTACTTCTAGACTAGACATAAATGATGGGTCAAGATGACTCACTACCTTTGCTAGATAAGGCCCTGTGCCAATTCCCGATTTAGCCTGGGCCAGTTGTTCCGAACTTCTTCCTTCTATTGCCATATATTATCCGTAAAAATCGTTGAGATCATCTGGTGGAGTGAATCCTTCATCAGCCAATACTGTGTCATCAATTGGAGATGTTGGACTTTTCTGTATACCGTCAATCGCTTTCAATGCCGAAGTAGCAGCACTTGTTGGTACTTTGCCTTGGAAGTCGCTAGCTTGCAACGGCATTCTAATTGCTTTAAGACTTTGCTTGAATACGCCATCGTTCACTATATGTTCTACTTTGATCACTTTATAAATTCCGCTAAACGGACTATCTGCTTGATCAACAAACAAATAATCGCCGTTGTCCTCTTTTGGTTCAATTGGACTTCTAAATCTTAGATACACAAAAGAGTCGCCTGCTTCATAATTAACAGACCCGTCAGCAGTTGATAACGATGCAGGATCTGCGTCGGCAATATACCCACCAACTCCACTATCAGACAACCAATAAGAATCTCCTAGGATATCAAAATTAATAGAAATTAAATCAATAGTATTGTCTACAAACGCCTTATGAAACTGTGTTGCAATATCAGTGGCAGTGGTAATATTTCCCGAACCTCCCATTAGCTTTTTAGAAGCTGCGGGATCGGGTTTAGCTGAAGGTGTACCTGTTGGTGAGAATTGAGTTACTGGACCGGCAGTTCCTGTTTCAATTGTTGATTTTTCAATATCCTCATTTCCAGCACTGTTGATATCTCGGTTAGTGGTTCTGCCGCCGGTGCCGTCTGATGTTGGAGCAATAGCAGTATAAAAAGCATTGTTAATTTGTATATCAAATTTTATTAAATCGTTATTTTGTCCAGTATAGATATAATCATACTGTTTAACAATTTTATCAGTTAACTCAGGATAACCAACAGGTGCAGATGTTGGGTTTGCAAACACTGAACTGTGTACTCGATATGGCATTATTCGAATAATTAATTTTTTAGCTTTTTTATTTCTTGCAGTATCGTTTCCTAAAAACTGAACTTGCATGTCAATTCTAAACCATTTAATAAACCCGTTATCCCAGTTTTCTGATTTTAAATTTTTCTTTCCGTAATCGCTTTCTATAATGATATTTGTTATAATTTGTGTTATAGAAGTATTTTGAGAATATTGAAATGTGCGTTTTTTAGCATCAACTGTCATTTTACTGAGATCAACTTTTCCTGAAATTTCGTCATAAACTTGTGAGGCTTTTGGTGCAACGTAATTACCGGCAGAATCAATTTGAAAATTAAACGATGCATTGCCAATTGTATTTTCTGTAAATGATTCTTGAGTTAAAATATTTTTTGCTGACTTGGCAGCAACTGATCCAGCAGAACCAATGCTAACTACTGCACCGCCATCTACTTCGTCATCTACCCCCGGTATTGGGTCTGCCGACGTGTTCGGAAAATGTATTTCGTATTTGTCAGGCAGTGCCCCTGGAATTTCGCTTGCTGTTTTTATTTGAAAAGCGTTGAGCACAGATATAAGACTGCGTTCGCCTTCTACTAGTGCTTCTTTTACGGTGTCTCCTACTAACGAAACATCACTATAAACCTTGTTTGCAATATCACTAAATGCTGCATGGTTCATCGGAATTGCTTCAAATTTGTAAGTGCTGCCGCCTTCAGTTACTGAAAAGTTTGACCTTTTTAATTGCACTGTATAAAATTTAGGTGCGACATCGATATAAGAATTTCCTTGATCATCAAATCCCACAAACTCTATTTTTATACAAAAAGGCGCATCAAGATAATTAGTAACTCCTGCCTGTATTGAAGCATACTGAAGACTTTGTAAAAATAGACCCATACTGTATGGCTCATACACATCAAATGTCATGTTGACCCCTGTTGATGATCCAGTATCTGGGGAGCCTGTTAACAACTGTGTCATTTGAAAATTATTAATAAAATACTCAGGCGTGCCTGATGATGTTCTAGCACGTAGTTCGTCGTATCTTCCTGCAGAACTGATTACCACTTGGCCTTCACTGAATCCAGTATTTCTGTACAGGAACGGATTGTTGACTTCGTCTGCTGATAAAGCCGCCAATGTAAACAGTGTATTGTATGTGGCAAATTTTTCTAGGGGATTAGATTCAACTGATCCTAGTCCTCGTAACCCGTTAGGCGAGGATCCAACGCCTACAGCACTAACAGTGGCAGAATCTACAACTCCAGATGCCGCAGCAGTTGCAGCCATAGTGACCGATCCTAGTGTTAAGTTTGTTGGCGAAAAATTTGTTACTGCCTTGGCAACCAGTGTGCCGTCAGGTTTGGTTACTGCAATGCCGCCACCTGTATCTCTAGATAACCGTGTGCCATCCAAATAAGTCGTTAACTTACTGCCGTCATCGAATATTTGTGTAGTACCAGTGAGATCGTATGTAACTGCCACTTTATACTCCTAGGTACTTTTCTAAATTAGCTTTTTTAGGTATGTAAATTTGTGCGCCTGGCACAAAGTCAAATATTGGATCTTTTAATACATCCATGTTGCGTTGAATAAAGACCCACCAAAGTTTTGGGGTACCATACAAATCAAATGATAATAGGTCTGGGCGATGATTGTATTGATTTTCTATCTTGTATAAAAAATCATCTGCTTCCGCAGGCACAGGCCGTATTACTAAAGTTTCTAAATATAAATTATTTTGTTTAGATAAAAAATAAGGAGAACTTTTTCGATAGTTTGCCATGTTATAGGTATCCTACTGAACTTGCTGTCTTGCCGCTGGCAAAATCAGCTAAGCTGAATTGGCGCAGTTTTGATCTATTGTATATTGGTGTTACTGTAATAGATATTGTACTCATTATCGGCACCCAAGACGGTTGTGTCATTGTTCCCATTTGACATTTGATATATTGCACGTCGTCCTTCATATCAAAGGACGCTGCTTTAACAACAACAGGAACCGAATTAAAAATATTACTGCCGTAACCGTTGAGTTTACATACAATTGGAGGATTTCCTACATTGGTTCCTGTACCGTAAAACATTTTAGTTGCTGTTCTTAAAAATGTTGTAGCGGCAATCCAGTAATATGCATCTTGTTCATTTTCACAACTAAACTCGCCACTGATAGTAATATCATCAACTTGACTATTTTTGTACGCCTGGAATGGAAAATTATTGTGTACAGGATCAATTGACGTGTAGTTTGCTTTTGTGCTTACTGTAATTTGTGGAAGGTATGGCCAAACTAGGCCTCCTGTCTCTTTTAATGTAGAATTAAAAAGTTCAGATTCAAATAATTCCCAGTTGCAATTCAATCGTACACGCCAGTCGTTTCCTGGAACTGGAGACATTGATACCATTGCACCTCTAGCTTGAAACAATTGTCCGTTGGCCGGTAGATTTGCTCCGCGTCTTACACTCAGTAAATTGTTAAGCATGCCGGCGGCTTTTGACACATTGCCAGCAACGCTTAACAGTCCTCCTGCAATATTTCCACCTGTTAACTTGTTAACTGATGCAGCAATATCCGCAGTTAAATTACTGATTGATCCAGCTGTACCACCAATGCTTGATACTAGATTATTTGCTTGATTAGCAATGCCGCCAAGTGTTCCAGTTAAGCCATTTACACCAAGTGTTGATGTTAACCCTTGTATGGATTTTTGCCCTGCATCAATTGCATTGCCAATACTTGCTGTTGCTCCGTTAAGACCGGATCCAATTTCACCAGACAATCTAGATATAGTATTTCCTAAATTTACGTCGGGTATCTTGCTAGTCATAGAACTTAAAGACGCTCCTGATTGCGACATTGCCTTTGATATCGACGATGATATGCTAGAAACCAGGGCTGCTTGGGGATTTGTGGGCAAACTCATTGTAATATTTCTTCCTTTAGTCTATTTATTTCTTTAAAAATGTGCTATTATATAAGTAATAGGGGAATCTAAACTAATGACTATAACTACTGTACCAAAGATAAAGTACTTGACAAACAAGGATCTATTAAAAGAGATCCACCTAAGCAAAAATACATATTGCTCTTATACCGACAAAGCATTTGCAGACTACGACTTGATTATACCGAATTTATCAAAGGTTAACATTAGAACCGTTGCTGACGCTAAACGTAATAGAGCATCTAGACTAGCAAAGCTAGCACACGAAGCTGCGGTGCTAGCGACCGGCAAAAAACAAAGCGCCAAAGAGTTTGAAATCGATTACAAAAAAATTCAAAAGACAGATATTGTATTTCGTGTAATGACGTTTGAACATGTTCCTCTTGCTCCTGGTCGTAAGAAGACTCTTAAAAATACTGCTGACAGTCATGAGAAAGTTAATTTTCCTCCGTTCCAGCATTGGAAGTTTGACGACAACAACAATTTAATTCTAGTTGGAAAAAGTCATTGGAAAGGCGATTTTACTACAGGTACGTTTAATAAAGAACATGGACAAATGACTAACAATTTAGCTCGTATGTTTATTAAACTTTGTGAACGATATGCTACTCGTGGCAACGTTAGAGGTTACACCTACAATGACGAAATGCGAGGTCAAGCAATTCTTCAACTTACTCAGATCGGTCTGCAGTTTGATGAAAGTAAAAGTGATAATCCCTTTGCTTATTATACCGCTGCGGTTACTAACTCATTTGTTAGAATTATTAATATCGAAAAGCGCAACCAAAATATCCGAGACGATATACTTGAAATGAATGGTATGAATCCAAGTTGGACCAGACAAAATAGTGGTAGTGGTGCAAACACTGCTGCTGGCCCAACTACCATTACTACTGTTGCTGCTAGTAGCGAAGGTGGTGATTGGGATTGACCTAGTGGTTGTAAACGTGTTACAATAACTAAGGAGATTCTATGTCATTATTTAAAAAAGTAGCTTGCTTCACTGATATTCATTTCGGATTAAAGTCCGGTAGCAGAACACATAATCAAGACTGTGAAGACTTTGTATCTTGGTTCTGTGATACTGCCAAAGCGCAGGGTTGCGAATCTGCAATCTTTCTGGGTGATTGGCATCATAATCGTAGTACCACAGATGTGAGTACTATGAATTATACTGTGTCAAATTTAGAAAAACTAAGTTCTTCGTTTGAAAAAGTCTATTTCATTCTAGGCAATCACGATTTGTTCTACAAAGACAAACGTGAAATTAACTCCATTGAGTTCATGCGCCTGTTTCCAAACATTGTACCAATTAAAGATACACTAGTTGAAGGCGATGTTACTATCATGCCCTGGTTAATAGGTGATGAATGGAAAGACATTCCTAAAATGAAAAGTCGCTATATCTTTGGACATCTTGAGTTGCCGTTGTTCTATATGAATGCCATGGTGCAGATGCCGGACCACGGACAATTACAAGCCGGACATTTCGGTAATCAAGAATATGTGTTCAGCGGTCACTTCCATAAACGTCAAAGTAAAGGTAATGTAACTTATATTGGCAATGCTTTCCCGCACAACTATGCTGATGCAGGTGACGATGATCGTGGCATGATGATCTTAGAGTGGGGCGGCAAGCCGGAATATCATACATGGCCTGGGCAACCTACCTTTCGAACTTATAAACTAAGTCAAATCATCGACACCCCTGATGCATTGTTGCGTGAAAAAATGCATTGTCGAGTAACTATTGACTTGCCTATTAGTTTTGAAGAAGCAAATTTTATTCGAGAAACGTTTATACCGCAATATAATTTGCGTGAACTAATGTTGATTCCTGAAAAAGTAGAAATTGAATCAAACTTAACTCCTATTGACATTACATTTGAAAGTGTTGACACTATTGTTATGAATCAAATCAATGCTATCGATAGTTCAGCATACGACAAAAATTTATTATTGGATATCTATAAAGATCTATGATCAAAATTAAAAATCTAACTGTCCGTAACTTCATGAGTGTGGGCAATCAAACCCAGGCCATTGATTTTGACAAAGGACAGCTTACACTTGTATTAGGTGAAAACTTAGACTTAGGTGGAGATGACAGCGGTGCTAGAAACGGCACAGGCAAGACCACTATTATCAACGGTCTCAGCTATGCTATCTACGGGCAAGCATTGACCAATATCAAACGTGATAACCTTATCAACAAAATCAATAGCAAAGGAATGTTGTGTACTGTAACCTTTGAGAAAGATGGTATTGAATATCACATCGAACGTGGTCGCAAGCCCAATGTTTTAAAATTTAGTATCAACGGTCAAGAACAACAACTTACCGACTTAGATGAAAGTCAGGGAGATAGTCGTGAGACACAAAAAGCTATTGAAGAAATGATCAATATGAGCCATGAGATGTTCAAACATCTTGTAGCTCTAAACACTTATACTGAACCGTTTCTAGCAATGAAGGCGGGCGATCAACGCAATATTATTGAACAGTTATTAGGTATTACATTACTTTCTGAAAAAGCAGAAGCACTTAAAGAACAAATTCGATTGAGTAAAGATGATATTCAAACAGAAAATACAAGAATCGAAACAGTCAAAGCTAGTAATGCACGTATTCAACAAAGCATCGATGCATTAGAAAGAAAACAAAGCATCTGGGACGACACTAAAGAAAAAAATATAGAGAATTTATTAAAAAGTGTTGACGTATTAAGTCATATTGATGTAGAAGCTGAGATTGCCGCACACAAAGAACTAGCGGCATTTAATCAAAAGCGTAAAGACATCGACGATTTAAACAAAGCTATCAGTCGTGCAGAGTTAGACGAAGCACGAGAAACAAAACAAATCGAAAAACTTAAAAAAGAAATCAAAGATTTAGAAGATCATAAGTGTTATGCATGTGGTCAAGACCTACACGACAGCAAACATGAAGAAGTATTAGAGTCTAAAAAGAAATCGTTGCAAGAATCCGCATTACAAGCATTATCAACTAATTCGCAATGGATTGAACTTACTGACGCACTTAAAGAACTAGGTGAATTAGGCACATGCCCTAAGGTGCAATATGATACTTTAGAAGAAGCACTTAATCACAAGAATACAGTTATTAGTTTAGAGAAAGATTTGATTCTAAAAGAAGCCGAAACTAATCCTTATCTAGAACAAATTGAAGAGTTACGAAAGACTGCTGTACAAGAAATTGATTGGGAAGCAGTTAACGAGTTAACTAGAGTCAAAGAACATCAGGAATTCTTGTACAAACTTCTTACAAACAAAGATTCGTTTGTGAGGAAGCGTATTATTGATCAAAACTTAGCATTCTTAAATCAGCGTCTAACTTATTATCTTGATAAAATTGGATTGCCACACATTGTTGAGTTTCAAAACGATTTGAGTGTTATTATTACACAGTTAGGACAAGATTTAGACTTTGATAACCTGTCACGGGGTGAACGTAATCGATTAATTCTTTCTCTAAGTTGGGCATTCCGTGATGTATGGGAAAACTTATATCATCCTATTAATTTACTGTTCATCGACGAACTTGTAGATTCAGGCATGGATTCAAGCGGGGTGGAATCTAGTATTGCGGTGTTAAAGAAAATGACCCGTGAACGTAATAAGAATGTATTCTTAATTTCTCATAGAGACGATCTAACTAGTCGTGTTAATCACGTACTTAAGGTTATTAAAGAAAACGGATTTACTAGCTATTCAAACGATGTGGAGATTGTTGCTTGACAACAGAAGCGCACGATAAAATGATTGCTGCTTTTCAGGAATATTTTAAGTGGCAAGAAAGATTTGAATACAAAGGCTCAGACGAAGCAGGCATTAAGGCACGATATTGGCTATCAGAAATACGCAACGAAGCATCAATTAGGCGAGTAGAAATACAAGAAAAACGAGAACAACGCAAGAAATCCAGAAAAGGCATGATAGGCAGACCGCCCAAGGTAACTAAATGAGTGCAATGGACGTATCAAAATCAACCCGTAAATGAAATACCAGAAGGCTATATTGGCTTTGTTTACATAATCACGAACACCGTAACCGGACAGAAGTACATAGGCAAGAAATTAGCACAATTCAAACGTACTAAACCCCCACTCAAAGGCAAAAAACTTAAAAGAAGAAGCACAGTAGAAAGCGATTGGCGAGAATATTGGGGTTCATCTGATAGGTTAAACGCAGACGTCCAAACATTAGGTCCGGAAAACTTCACAAGAGAAATACTTTACCTTTGCAAATCCAAGGCAGAACTAAGTTATTTAGAAGCAAGAGAACAGTTTGAACGCAGAGTTTTAGAAACTGATGACTATTATAATGGCATTATAAACGTCAGAGTCGGCGGTTCAAACATACTTAGACAACGTCTTTTAGAACAATCTCAGGCAAAATAAAGCGGTATTTTCAGCTGGCGCAGGCTTAATTTCGTGCGCTCTAAACCTGGATCTCGGATCTCAGGGACGGAAATCCTTGCCGCAAAGGTGCTTAACCACTACCCGAAAGGATGACGATCGCTACTAAGACCTGCGATTTGGTTATTTGAATAGAAAAACAAGGCAAAAAGAAGGGAGAGAAACCCTTAGGTTGATACGTATGTTAGCGTATATGTATTGATCCACCGTCATATTGACTGAGCTCGAGGTACCGGATGACCGCCTCTGTAATTGCTTTAACGCTAAGTGTACTGTGCAACTCGCATAATGCTTCTTGACCCGTAAAGGGTCAAGTGTGACTGAACAATCTGCATAATACTTAACGTGCTTCGCACTTAATATTATATCTCTAAAAGAAAAAATGCGTTGAGCGTTAGCGAAAACGCTAACGAGCTCTGCTCGTTAATAAATATACTACAACATTCGGAATCCAACAAATGCGTATAAATGATATTTTAATCGAAAACAAACAAGTAACTGAAGCTCCTTTAGGTATGCTCAGTAAACTAGGACATGGGGTTAAAAGTGCTTTTGGTAGTAGTAAATCAAAAGGCGTTTTAGCTACAGGCAATGCTTCTAATCAATTAAAAAAAGATTATATGGCAATGTTGGGTTCAACTGGCCAAGAAGCGGAAAGTGATAATCTAATAGCTTTCTTACAAAAAGCAGGATATCCTGTAGATCGAGTTAAACAAACATTGGGTAAGGCACAAGCTGAACCTATTGAGCCTACTATGGATCCTGAGAATCCGCCAGCAGCTGGCGCTGTTCAACCAACACCTGCAACAACTCGACCACAAGGTGGCGGTAAAGTTTCTGGACAACAGAGTCAAACTCCTAATGCTATCCGTCAACGTGACAGTCGTAATGCCAAAGCTACTACAGGTGGGGCCGGGGCATTTAACCAAATGACCAAACAGCTTACAACACCCAATGATGCTGCTGCAAAAGTAACAACAAAACCTACACCTGTTACAACAACTCCTGGTTCTGCCGATCCAGGCGGTGCTGTTGATAATTTCAAACAGCAAATGGCCAATAACACCGAACTTGATCGTCAGAGAAAACAAAAAGAAATAGACCAAGGCAACACAACTTCGAATAAAAATAAGGCGTTAGGTCCAAAAGGCCGTGAGACTCTTGGACGGTTAGGCAAACAAAGCCAAGTTAGATCTAGCGGTAAGCAAGGCACATTGGATCTAAACAGTCGTCGACATTCAGGTAATAGTATCATTGAAGCACTTAGTGATAAACAAATCGATGCTGCGTTCTTGATGGCAGTTCAAGATAAGGCCAAGGCAGGTGGTGGTAGTCAACCAAGCAGTCAGTCTGCTCCTGCGGATAGCGGAGATAGCGGTGGCGGATCAAGTGCATTAGGCACATTGGCTAGATCAGCTATGGGATTGCGTTCAAGGTCTTCTGGTGGTAGTGATACTACAGATAGCAGCAGTCCACTAGATGGTATTGATCTAGCCGCGTTGAAAGCGGGATTAACTAACGCAGTTAATGATAGACCTGTAGACAGATCTGCTAAACAAGAAATTCAAAAACTAATTAAACAACTTTAAAAGAACGGTAGTCCTGATTTTTTAGTTGTTTCTAAATTTTCTTTAATGATCTCTCCGATGATCATGCGTTCATCGTTTGTTAAATTAAGGACGTCTTGATAGCTCATGCCGCGCATATACCAGCACATCTTCAAGAGATCTTTCTTGAGCTCCTGTCCTTCTTTTTCTAATGCCTTAACATACTGTAGGATCTCCGGACGGGAGAGATTTAAGATCCTACTCCGAAAAAATTTGTTTGATCCATTGTCAACTCAACATCAAATGTAGTTTCACATTCTTGACAACTAACTGTTTGAGCTTTTAGAGCAATCTCATCTTTTAATTTAGTAATGTGTTCATTAATACCGTTGAATACCGCTGTTGGACTGTTGTTAACAAATTCTTGAATTTGTTCTTGATCAGTTACAAGATCAGTTGGTGTTTGAATACTGGTGATACAACCAGTAACAATGTCAACGGTAAGCTCAGTTAGTTTGACAAAACTCAATCCAAATCGTTCAATTTTTTCTTCATCTGTTAACGATTCATCATTGACAATAGAAATAATTTTTTGTTGTTCAAGACTTCTAATTGCTGTCTTTGTGATTTCTTTGTAGTTGTATGGTCTAATACTGATTACCAAAGGACCAACAGGGATTTCTTTTACATATTGGAATTGAGAAGCTCTGTCTAGATAATGAACTAGATTGATTTGATAATCGTTAGAGTGATCACAGCTAGGACATATTGATGATACTTCCATCTCCTCACCGTATGTGGCAATTCGTATTGCAATTAACACAGCATCTAGATCAATACTGGGCATTAGCCAAGGATCTTTAATTGAAGGTATACAACTCTTGATAACTTCAACAGTGGCTTGACCGTTCATTAACGCATCAGGTGACTTAAAAATTAACTCGTCTTTAGCTGTCATAGCATAAACTGCATACTCGTCAATTTGGCTGTGATCCAGGATACCATCAGGATAAAACTCGCCGTTACTAGGCAATTTCAAATACAACTTAGGCTGTCTGAAATACCCGGCAAGCGGATTAACAGGCTTAGCCGTTGGCTGTGGAATTGTTTGTTCTGGCATTTTTTTACTCCGATAAATAAATGTGTATAAGTCTATTTATATGCGCATTTTTTGAGGTCTAAATTAATTATGGCAGATGTATATGGCGCTATTGGTGATCAACCAGTAGAACTAAACAACGCAGCAACCGAAGCAACGCTCAAAGCTCTGCTTGCCACAATGACGGCTATGATGAATAGTCAGTCAAAAAATACTAAAAAAGACAAAAAGATACAGACTGATCTTGAAGCAGAACTGCGCAGACTAGCCAAAGCTAGCAAAGACTCATCTAAAGCTAGAGAAAACGAGACAGCAGCAGTCAAAGACAACACCGAAGAGCAGACAAAAAATACCGCTGCTCAAAAGAAAGCAGCAGCCGCACAGAAAAAATATATTGAAGAATTAGAAGATTCAATTGTTATTTTAGAAAAACTAGCAAATGGATTGGAGCAAGCTGTTACTGGCCTATCAAGTATTATGACCAGTTTTTCTACAATGGGCAATAGTGTAACTGCTGCTGCGGCAACGTTTAATCATATTCCGATAGCAGGTAGACTGCTATCTAGTGTGTTTGGAGCTGTTGCCCAAGCAGCTGATCGAAGTATGACAGCGTTTCAAAAATCGGCCAGTGTTGGCGCAAACTTTGGCGGCAGTATTACTGACATGATTGATTCTGCCACAGGTGCTGGTTTAACTTTTGATGCGTTTAGTGGTATTATTGCAAAGAATGGCGAAAGTGTTGCGTTATTAGGACAAGGATCAGCTGACGGTGCAAAACGATTAGGCGAGTTGGGTAAACAAATTCGTAAAAGTGGGGTGGCTGATGAGTTGTATCGTATGGGATACTCTACCGAAGATATTAACAACGGATTAGCTTCATTTGGTGGTCGACTTGCCAAAGGTGGTGCATTACAAAAAATGACCACTGAACAGATTGCATCTGTTACTGGTAACTATCTCAAAGAATTAAATGCAGTAGCAACGCTTACTGGACAAAGTAAAGAAGCATTGCAAGAACAAGAAAATGCTCGCATGGCCGATGCGCAATATTTAAATTTAAAAAATAAGTTAGATGCTGATGGTCAAAAGAATTTAGAAATATTGATGGCTAGTATTCCAGCAGGAATGCAAGCAGGAGCCAAAGAAGTTTTAGCCACAGGCACAGCTACTACAGAAGCAGGACAACAATTTTTAGTCTTTATGAAAAATTCTGGTAGAAGTTTACAATCGTTAGGTAAAACTGCCGAAAGAACCGGAACTATTACTACAGATGCGGTAATACAAAATGCAAATCTTATACAATCCGAAGGAAAAGCATTATCAAAATCTAGTCTAGGAGGAGTTGCTGCAAAATTTATTCCAGAACTAAACGGAATAATGGTAGCATCAAATACACTTGCATCACGTCAAACAGATTTGGGCACAGAGATAAAAGGACAGATTGCCGCAGCAGCAGAGCGAAAGAAACAAGAACAAGAATTGCTAGATAAAGGATTAGATCCCGCATCGATGGAGAAGTTTAAGCAACAGATTGCTGCAACCAGCAACGAATTTACAAAAATGCTAGCAGGAATTTTACCAGCAATGATGGGAGCATTTACGCTACTTGCAGATTTTACTAAAACGTTCTTGGTACCTATATTTGTGTATCTAGCGACAAATATTAAAGCAGTTGTTGCTACTATGATTGCTCTTAAAGTTGCCCAGTTGGCATATAAAGCATCGCTTGCAATTGAAAGAGCCAAAGTAAATCAACGAGGCTCGTCGGCGCTAAATCCAATGCATGTAACTACCAACGGTAAAGGCGGCCTAGGTGACGGACCTGATGGTAAAGATAAAGATGGTAAAGATAAAAAAGGATCTAAAGGATCTAAAGGTCTAAAGACACTTGGCCGACTCGGCGGCGGTGTTGCTGCGGTAACTGCAATTGCAGGAATGGGAATGGAATTAAGCGAGATTAGCGACGAGTTAAAAGATGGAAAGATATCTGAAGACCAAGCTAAACAAAAAAAATCAGAAGCAGTCGGAGGCGGCGTAGGTAGCGCAGCAGGCGGAGCAGGTGGTACACTGGCAGGCGCAACTATTGGTACATTAATATTCCCAGGCGTCGGTACTGTGATCGGTGGTATCATTGGTGGTGTATTAGGTAGTAAGGGTGGGGACTTCCTTGGTAGAAAAGTTGCTGGCAAATACGCTGAGCCAAAATCAGATGTAAAGGGATTAGGCAAAGTTGCAGCGCAATTTGAATCTGGTGGAAATTCGGGTTCAGTATCAACTGGGCACGGCGATCACGGTGGCAAGAGCTACGGATCGTTCCAGTTATCAAGCAAAACAGGTGACGTTGACAAGTTCTTACAAAAATCTGGGTATGCAAGTCAATTTCAAGGTATGCAGGTTGGGTCAGCAGCATTTGACGCTCAGTGGAAAAAACTTGGGAAAGAAGATACTAAATTTGGCGAAGCTCAATCAGCACACGCTAAAACAACTCACTATGATCCGCAAATGGCAAAATTACAAAACAGCGGAATTGATTTGTCTAAAAAAGGGTTTGGCGTACAAGAAGCAATTATGTCAACTGCCAATCAATATGGTGCAAACACTGAAACTATAATCAAAGCTCTTAAAGGTAAAGACACCAATAAGATGAATGATAAAGAAATCATTGACGCTATTCAAGACTATAAAGCAGAAAATGTTAAAACAAACTTTAGAAGCAGTTCGGAAGCAGTTAAGGCCGGTGTTACAAAACGAATTAATCAAGAAAGACAAGCATTATACAAAGCAAATGAGGGCGGTGGTGTAGTAGTCAATGATCCGGTAACAGCTAAAAAAGAAGACAAGCCAAATACAGCAGTTGCAACAGCTAAAACAGAAAATACACCAAAATCTTCAGATACTCAAACAGCATTAGCTAAACCAAAAGAAGCCAAAGAACTTGTAAAAGCCACAGCGGTAAACACTCCAACTGCTTCTGCGGTCCAAACAGCATTAGCTAAACCAAAAGAAGCAGAAGCTGCTTCATCAACTGGCCTTGCAGCTAATCCAATGGAATCATTGAAACAAGGGCTAGCAGGTACTCAACAAACAGCACTGGGAGGACCTACTGGTCCTGCCGGCTCTCAAGAATCACCGGCTGTACTACTTTCTAGCTTAAATAGTAAGATGGAACAATTAATTAAAATTCAAATTGGTGCAAAAGACACTGGAGAAAAACAATTAAGAAAGACTGGCAACACAGACATGTTCACTAACATAGCTACTGCTTAATTGGATAAAAAAATATGAGTTGGAAAAAATACTTTACCCCTGTAAGCGTTAACAATCAAGCTGGAGGATTTAGCCCAATTAGTGGCGGAAGTCGTCCCGGACCAGCACATACAAACTACAGTTCTTATCTTCCTGATGTTTATGCAGGATCACCAAATCGTGTTGAACGATATATTCAATATGATACAATGGACATGGATTCAGAAGTTAACGCTGCTTTAGATATTCTTGCAGAGTTCTGCACTCAAAAAGACAAAGAAAATAATACACCTTTCCAGTTGTTCTTTAAAGGAAAACCCACAGCTACTGAAGTTAAAATTCTAAAAGAAAGTCTTCAGAAGTGGGTTAAACAACAACAATTTGATATTAGAACATTCCGTGTTGTGCGCAATACTTTCAAGTACGGCGACTGTTTTTTCATCCGCGATCCTGAAACTAAAAAATTATTATACATTGATCCAGTAAAAGTTACCAAAGTAATTGTTAATGAATCCACAGGCAAAACTCCTGAACAATATGTATTAAAAGACATTAATTTTAATTTTGTATCATTAGTAGCTACACAACCACATAATACAACAAATACAAGTCCGAGCGGAACTAGCTCTTATACCAGTGGAGGTGGGTTTGGCAAAGGCATGGTAGGCGATGCTGCTCGCCCTCCAGGAACACGTTTTCAAAATCAAACAAATGAAATTACTGTAGATGCAAAACACATCGTACATATTAGTTTGAGTGAAGGGTTAGATCAAAACTTTCCGTTTGGTAATAGTCTACTGGAATCAGTATTCAAAGTCTACAAGCAGAAAGAATTGCTTGAAGATGCAATTATTATCTATCGTATACAACGAGCTCCTGAGCGTAGAATTTTCTATGTTGACGTGGGTAACATGCCGGCACACATGGCCATGGCATTTGTAGAACGTGTTAAAAACGAAATCCAACAAAGACGTATTCCTAGCTCAACAGGTGGTGGCAATAATATGATCGATGCCAGTTACAATCCGTTAAGTGTCAACGAAGATTACTTCTTTCCGCAGACAGCAGAAGGTCGTGGATCCAAAGTTGAAACACTTCCAGGTGGTACCAACCTAGGTGAAATTACAGATCTGCGATACTTTACCAACAAGCTATTCCGTGCTTTGCGCATTCCAAGCAGCTACTTGCCAACATCTGTTGATGATGCTAGTAACACAGTAACTGACGGAAAAGTAGGCACAGCATACATTCAAGAGCTACGTTTCAATGAATATTGCAAACGCCTACAGAACTTAATTACTCCAACTCTAGACTTAGAATTTAAAATTTGGATGGAATCAAACGGTGTAAACATTGATTCAAGTTTATTTGAATTACGTTTTAATCAGCCGCAGAACTTTGCTGCATATCGTCAATCAGAGCTTGATACTGCTCGTGCAGCAACATACAGTACAGTTGCAGAAATCCCACATCTTTCTAAACGTTTTGCACTAAAACGCTTCTTAGGTTTATCAGAAGAAGAGATTAAAGAAAACGAATTGATGTGGAGAGAAGAGAACGGTAATAAACTAAAAATTGTAGGAGATGCCGCTAGCGAAATGAGAGGTATTGGCATCACTCCGTCAACTATCAGTGCAGAAGCAGGTGCAGCAGACGCAGAAGCACCCGACAATTTAGCTGCAGAAGTTCCTGCAGAAGGTGCAGAAACCTCACAGCCTGTGGCACCACCTCCAGCCGGTCAGTAATAAATACATTATGCTCCTACGTGAATTCTTTTATTTTAACGACAATACCAATGACTTTTCAGTCGATCAACGATATGAAAACTCTAAAGACAGTTCTGTGGTCAAAAAATCAGACACACGTAAACTACGTTTAACTCTTAAACAAATAAACCAGCTGCGAATACAAAGCGAAGCTCATGATTTTGAAGAAGAATCAGAAAGAGCTTTTATACAACAAATGTACGGTACCCCAGTTGAAGCAGACCAACCCGCAGAATGAACCCGCTTTCGTATTAGGTAATGGCAGAAGTAGACTACACGTAGATGCTCCTTCGCTATTATTGCACGGCACTGTATATGCTTGTAATGCTGTTTACAGAGAATTTGATCCTGACTTTTTAATAGCTGTTGATGTTAAGATGGTTAACGAAATCATTTCAGCAGGATATCATAAAACCCACAGTGTTTGGTCCAATCCTAATAAAGGAATTAACGCTAAGAGCGGAATTAATTACTTTCATCCACATAAAGGATGGAGTAGTGGTCCAACAGCATTGCACTTTGCCTGCGAGCGTGGACATAAAGAAGTGTACATATTTGGGTTTGACTACCAAGGAATTGGCGGAAAATTCAATAATGTATATGCTAATACTTTTAATTACAAACGCAGCGAAGACGTTGCAACTTATCACGGAAATTGGTTGAGCCAAACAGAAAAAACAGTTAGAGATCACAGATATACTCAGTTTTATCGAGTTATAGAATCCGGCGGGTTTATTCCTGACAAACTGGCAAACTCAAACATAACACATATATCCTTTGACGAATTTGCACAAAAGTTTCCGGGTACTATATATGCAGATGAAACCATTCAAAAAAGTATCATTTAACACCAAATTGTAATCATTGAGTTAAATAAAATGTATGACAGCCTACCCATCTTTAAGGAGAATATAACATGGCAGATAAAAACTTACTAGCACAGATGCTAGAGAACTTGGTCAACAACGATCAAGCTAAAGCAGAAGAATTATTCCACGAGTATGTAGTTGCAAAATCTCGTGAAATCTACGAAGATCTTATTGAATCTGAAATCGAAGATGAAGATGATAAGGAAGTAGATGAAGCAGCTGATGACGAAGAAGCTGAAGAAGACAAAGTAGACGAAGCATCCGATGACGAAGAAGCCGACGAAGATAAAATGGACGAAAATTTCGAAGATATCGCATATGAAGGTGATGACGAAATGGGCGGTGACCCAACTGACGACCTAGAAGCTGAATTGGGCGACGAAGAAGAAATGGACGACGAAGAAAAGTCCGAAGACGAGCTATTCATGGATTTAGAATCCATTGTTGACGAATTACAAGCTAAGTTCGACGAATTAAAGGGCGGTGACGACATGGGCGGTAACGACATGGGCGACAATGCAATGAAAGACGATTTTGATCTAGCAACTGTACGTGAATATGTTGAGAAAGTTCCAGCAGGCCATGGCGCAGAAAAGAAAGGTCAAGGCGAAAAAGCTGACAATACAAAGTCTATCGTAGCTGGCAAGAATGATATGGGCGGTACAACTGCTAATATCCTAAGCGGCAAAAACGGTAGTGACGCAGGCGAAGCTGGTTCCGCAGGCGGTCAACTAAAAGGTAATGGTTTGTTGAAAGGTAATCCACAGTTACAAGACGGTGGTAATGTAAATACTCCTGGCGCAAAGAATGGTAATGCATTCTCTAAGAAAGAACCAGGACACGGCGCAGAAAAGAAAGGCGCTGGCGAAACTGCTGACAACAAGCAAAGTCTTTTCCGTGGTCGTAGATAATTAGGACGAAACGGTGAAAAAATTTACTCTAGCAGAACATTTAAGTTACGATCAGGCTAAGATTGTCTTGGAGAGCGAAGAAGGTGCAGACGGCAAGAAGTCGCTGCATTTAAACGGTATTTGCATTCAAGGAGACATCCGAAATGCAAACCAACGTGTTTATTCTTCTCAAGAAATTGGCAGGGCTGTCAAAACGCTCAACGAGCAGATCGCTGGTGGTTACTCTGTGCTAGGTGAAGTTGATCATCCGGAAGATTTACGCATCAACTTGGATCGAGTCAGTCACATGATTACAAAAATGTGGATGGATGGTCCAAACGGCTACGGAAAACTAAAACTACTTCCGACTCCAATGGGACAGTTAATTCAGTCTATGTTGGAAGCGGGAGTCAAGTTGGGTGTATCGAGTAGAGGTTCAGGCGAAGTAGACGGGGAAGGTAATGTTCAAGGTTTTGAAATTATTACCGTTGACGTAGTAGCACAACCAAGCGCCCCGGGAGCTTACCCAACTCCAGTTTATGAACACTTGATGAATAATACAGGTGGATATCAGGCATTTAAAATAGCAAAAGAAGTCCAAGGCGACCCAAAGGCACAGCAATACATAGCAGAGAGCTTGATGAAAATCATCAAGGGTCTCAGATAACCAAGTAGGAGAATCACATGCTAGATATCGTAAAACAATTGTTTGAGAACAATGTGATTTCCGAAGAAATCAAATCGGAAATTGAATCAGCTTGGGAAGGCAGAATTCAAGAAACCCGTGAACAAGTCACCGCAACATTACGTGAAGAATTTGCTCAGAAGTATGAGCACGATAAGTCCGCAATGGTAGAAGCTGTAGAAGGCATGCTAACAGACCGCTTACAAGCAGAGTTAGCTGAATTCGCAGAAGATCGCCAGGGCCTGATCGAAGCAAAAACAAAATACGCAAAGAAAATGAAGAAAGATACCGAAGCAATGGAATCTTTCATTATGAATAACTTGGGTAAAGAGCTTGCTGAATTGCATGAAGATCGTAAAGCAGTTGCAGGTAACGTGGCAAAATTAGAATCTTTTATTGTGGACACTCTAGCGAAAGAAATCGCAGAATTCCACGCTGATAAGAAAGACCTAGCAGAAACTAAAGTACGTTTAGTACGTGAAAGCAGAGCTAAGTTTGAACAAGTTAGAAAAGATTTCGTCAGTCGTTCAGCTAAAATCATCGAAGAAACAGTCTCAAAAGGCTTGCGTTCTGAAATGACTCAGTTGAAAGAAGATATTAATGCTGCTCGTAAAAACGACTTTGGTCGCAGAATTTTTGAATCTTTCGCAAGTGAATTTGCAGCAAGTCATCTAAATGAAAAATCTGAAACAGCAAAACTATTAAAAGTAGTTGCGCAAAAAGAAATAGAATTAGAAGAAGCGGCAAAAATTGTTGCAGACACAGAAAAATTAGTAGAAAGCAAAAATGCTGAACTACGCATTGCTAAAGACATAAGCACACGCAAGGAAGTTATGAACGAATTGCTAGGTCCATTGTCTGGTGACAAGCGTTCAGTAATGGGCGAACTACTAGAATCAGTACAAACAGATAAGCTACATGCAGCTTTTGACAAGTACATCACATCAGTAATGAATGGTGGTGCTCCAGTCAAGAAAGCATTAACAGAGGCTAAAGAAATAACAGGCGACAAAAAACAGGCACAATCTATCAGTGGTGAGGAAAGAACCGCTGAGATTTTTGACATCCGCAGGCTTGCGGGACTAAAAGTTTAAGGAGAACTATAATGTCACAATTACTCGAGTCACGCTGGTCGGAAACCAAAGAAGCTCTTT